GAATTAGAGACGAGGAGAAAAAGAGACAGCTGAAATTCGTCTATATTGTCCACGATCAAAAATCGGGGTGAGAAATATGTACCATGGGGATTATATAATACAATAGCGCCTTGCATTGCGATGCCGAATCGACTTGACTTTGCCTGATTTTGTGTTACTATTTGTATTTCTGCAATTTTTCAGCTTTTTTTCTAATACTAACACGATCCCAAGTCCTTGATTCTCAGTGAGTTACGCTGCTGTGCCACCCTCTTTTGTGTTGCTAATCATTCAGCAGGACAAAGGGAAAGCGGTACAATCCCCTCCCCTTCTTGGTTGTTGATGACCCGCCCCCCTTGATTGGTGGCATGCTTTTCTATTTGTAATTCAATTACCAACACATCCCGCCCCTTGTCGATATAATATGCATTCCCGCCACTTGATCCCGTTCATCGAAATTATACGTTTGTAACTATCTGATTCTCAGCACCTATGTTCGATTATCAGGCCGTCTGCCGAATAAATGCGTTTCGTTCGAAGTGTGTCCCCATCTTGCCCCCCGAATGGCGTCCAACGGGGCGCAGCCCTAACTACAACGTAACGGGCAACACTTGATATAAAACAGACGGAATAAGCACGTATGACCCCCACAATGGGGGCCACATTCGACACCCTTAATGCCGCCCCTTAAGTATGAACGATGAAACGGGGCGCGGTTAATGCACCAAGAAGGTCGGCTTTTATGGATGGGATATCCAATGGAGTCAGGGATTAACAGCACGATGGCGTATACGCTACGGAAACGGGGATATCCACCCTGCCGACTACGTTTGTACATGGACCCCCCCACGGGGCCACGTTGGACCCTTACACCGTCTGACGTGGGCAGGGGGACAAAGTACCATAATTTGACCCCTTGCATATGGGAGGCGGTCCGAACCTGTGGGGCTTCACGGCCCCTGCAGTAGCGGCCATAATTATATGCACCACGTCCACCACGGGCAGCGAATCAGGGCGGCGACTTCGTGACGCATACGCCCACGCCACGACCCCACGGACTATACGCAGACCCCTGCAACGAACGGAACAATGAGGGCGCGTAGCCTGCAGGATGCAGGACGCGGAGCCTATTGATACGGCCTACACGCGGCGCGGTTCGAGTCCACGCTACGCACGACACAATGACGTGTCACCCTAATACCCCCCTATATCATGCCCAAAATTCGCATGACCGTGACTTTGTCACAGACCAACAAGCACGGACACGTGCTAGATGCTTCCACGCATCAGACTATTGTCAACCCACGCGACGAGCGCGATATCCTGCATGCCACTGGCCGCAAGATTCAAGAGTTTGCTCGCGAGATGGAAGGCAAAGCTCAAGCGTTCAAGGACAAGTATGGCAAGCGGCCTGTGTACGCATTCCGCGCTACACAACCCATCGCCATCCGCGTCCACTTCGACGACGAACTCGTCATGGACACTGAGCGATACACGTCATCTGCGGTGATGAACTACCGCCTCACCCTCAAGAAGATCGCAACCGATGCGGGATTCACCGTCCTGATCGACAGCTTCGACCTGACCAAGACCTTCGCCACACCCGTGGTGTTCAAGCGCAAGAAGTGATGAGAGACAGAGACCACCAAGGCTACGCATCAAGCGGAGCATTCGACCTGCCCAAGATGAGCAAGGCCGCGAAAGTCAAGTGTGTCGGACGCATCAGCATCGCAGAACTGCAAGCCAGGAACGGCACGCGACACAAGCGCAAGCCCAAGAAGGAGCGAGTGCCTGACTACGTGATGAAGAACAAAGTCAAGCGATGGGCCAAGCACAAAGGTGTGGACACCCAAGAGCGCGGCGGATACACCATCATCAAACTCGGATAAGATGAAGAACAATTGGTTTTCCCGAATCAAATGAGTAAGAAGTACACCCCCGAACAACTCAAGGTCCTAGGTTCAAAGGACATCACCACCCTGAACGACGACGACTTCCGTGCGCTGTTCAAGTCTATGAGTCAGAAGCAACTGCGCGAGGGCAGAGCCAAAGTCCTCGCAGAGTTGAAGACCTACAATGACGACAGGGTCAAGCAAGAGAAGAAACGCAAGAAGTATTGGGTACTGAAGCGTATGCTCAAGCTATGCACCGAGGAGATGAACTCACGCCCACTCGACTCCCTGATGGCTGAGATGTTCCCCATACGACTGCGCAATGAGTAAAGTAAGCGACTGCTGTCAAGCCCCCCCACAAGACACCTTGTTGGGGTGGGCGGAAGACATCGGCATATGCTGTGAATGCATGGAGCGTTGCGAGTACATCGAAGAGGTGTGCGAGACCTGCGATGGCGAAGGCGAGATTCGACACGGACACTACGCCGACCCCAACGCATGGACTGAGCGATGCCCCGATTGCTCAAGTACAGGCGAATGTGACTGGGAAATTCAATAACCCGAATGGCAAAGACACCACGCTTCCGAGTCACAGGGGTAGCCCCTGGGCGCAGCTTGAGCTGCGGAAAAACCTTCGAACTCGGGCTGTGCTACACAGAGCACGAAGCCAACAGGTGCAGAGATTTTTGGTCCTTGCACTACGACGACATTCAAATTCACGAACTATGCACCCAAGACAATTCAAATGAGTAACTGGAGAGGCGGGATGACCAAAGCCCGCAAACAGGCGCTGAGGGACATCAGCCACCACCAATACGAGACTGCCCCCAAACTCCCGTGGTTGGGTCCACGGAGTTGCGAGGTTGGATACTACTGCTGGACTGCTCATCAACTCAGCAAAGACAGGATGATTACTTACCTCAACAAACAGCTCGGACTATGAAAACACCGACCGCCACAAAAGACGCCACCATCCTTCGTAACCTGCGAGGGTGGCTATCTATGGCAACCCCCGACGACATCGAAGCGGGGCTAAGTTGGTATCGAGACGCGATGGACTATGCAAGGTATCTGTCCGTTGAGTTCAACGTATCGCGCAAAGTAGCGGCGGGGGTTATCTCCGCCCTCTCCCCGAACAATAAGTGGGAGCGGAACAAGATCGACGCCTACACGGTGTTGCAAGCTGTCCGCGATGGACTCGGACCCGATGACGTGAAGGTTTGCACCTATGATGCTAACAAGCGAAAAGCTTTCGCCATTGCTAGGGGTGACGAGTCGATTTTACGTAAGTCTCCAAAGACCTACGCATTCGCTATGAACGTTGGGGAGAACAGCGCGGACCACGTCACGGTGGACAAGTGGCATATGCGGGCTTGCCTAACCTCGTCCCGCAAGCGGGTGCAGGTGCAGGAGTCCCCGACCTCTATGCAGTACCGCAGAATCGAGCGGCTCACGGCACAGCTTGCCAGACGCAGGGGCTTCAAGGGTTACGAATTGCAAGCCATCATCTGGGTCACTATCAAAAAAAACTGGGGGACATGATAAAGAAGCAAGAATACATAAGCGAACAGGGAATTTACGTTGGCCCCGAAATGAAGTGGGGTGTCGAAGACGTGGTCGCAGAGATGCAAGAAATGAACATCCTCGAAAGCTACAAACGTGAAGACCTTGAAGCCATTTTGGTGGCTACGTTCAAGGACAATGACCACTTAATGCAAACCATTGCAGACCACATCAAAATCAACATCGCAGTCAAATTCAATCTCCCTAATCAACATGAGTAGAACTAAACCCCCCCGCCTCCCGAAGGACGAGTACTTCAAGAAGAGGCTATCAGATATCGAGATGACCATCGGATGGAGGTCCGACCCCAAGCTCGTTTCCAAAGCAGCATACTATAGAAGTAGGCTAGAGCAAATGGAGCAACCCCTGTTGCATCAGCAAGACGTCAATAAGTTGCTTGAGAGCATCGATGAAGACGCACAGGAGATTGCAGACCTCGCGTCAGAGGACGGGGTGTACATCCCCTCGTCCACGGTGCGCACCTTGGTCGGTAACATCCAAGAGGCAATCATGCACTACAGAGAACTCTTAGAAGAAAGATCGAAGCAATGAATCAGTACATTGAAATATTCCCCCGCAAGTGCAGTGTTACGGGCAAGGGGTTCATAACGGGCTACCTCGCGTTCGACACTGAGGTGTATGCCAGTGAAGAGGCGCTACTACAACGACTCCGAGAGAGGTTCGAAGGCGATTGGGTGACCATGTCAGGTGCACCTGCAAGTGATGAATGGGTGCTCCATGAGTGGGAGGACGATTATTGTTACACCACCTTCCCTTATGACGACGTAGACGAAAGCGGCCACCCCGTGGCATACACGCGAGATGGTCAGTGCGTTCGCCTCACGGAGGATGTAGACCAATGGGAAGTCCGCCCTTCGAGAACCCTACACAACTTGACAGTTGAACAAGCAATCGGCACACACTATGGCTAAACATAATTCCAAGAAAATTGCAGGGTCTGACTTTGACGAAGCATACGAGTCTCTTCGTGCAGAGTTGGACACCAAGCGTATGACTGGCACACCTGTCAGCGAAGACCTGCGTCGATGCGCAAGATTTATGGACAAGGTGAAACCCTATTTTTTCCCTGAAGAAGATGAGTGAACACATACCTGACGAAGGCGTTGCCTTCCAAGACTACACCCCGAAGCTGCTTCACTGCAACGCAACGACTAGGGTTTTTGCTGAGTCTGGTGGTAGATGCCTTGCCTTCGGACAAGACATTGTCTCGTGCGATGTCTTCCTCAACCCTGTGTCATACGGATACTTCTTCTTCGAACGAGGTACACGCACCGAACGGTTGAACTTGGCGGGTGGGTTTGAGGCGTGGCACGAACTAATTCTGCGTGGTCAGGCTCTCGCTACTGAGTTCAACGTGGACCCAAGTAGCTATGGGGTTCAGATCCATAGGGTGGCTCCACACAGCGATCATTTCACAGGTTATCTCGTTCGTGTTGCCCGTATTGAGTCGGACATCCGAGAGATTCACAAGAAAGCGCAGACAGACCAACGTATATACCGCATTACTGGCGGACGTGAGTACCTCCTTGACCCAACTAAAGAGTCCGATTTGTAGGACAGTTGGGGGGACCCCACAACTAAACTTGTGGGCAACCCACATTGTAGCGTTTAGCATAGCGTGAGATTGGTCCCTCGAAGTATGCCAGGGGGGAGGGTTTAGGGACTCCCCCCGTTCGCCCGTGTAGCTCAGGGGATAGAGCAACTGCCTTCTAAGCAGTCGGTCGCAGGTTCGATTCCTGCCACGGGCACAAACACGAGAACAAATGAATATGTACACACGAACCGTACACCTCGACATGCACATGGCCGAGGTGTTGGAAGACAGAGCGAGGCAGGAGATGGAATTCTGCGTCAGGGTTCACGGCCCTCGTTCAGAGTGGAGGAACACGATGACGCATGAGGAGATGGACAAGGTGAGAGGACCTGCGATGACCCTCCGTCGAGCGGCGTCCTACTTCCGAGCGCACATACACTCGGAGGACATTCAGGAACTGCTGATGACAGGGGTGGGGAAGTGGGGAGCCACTAAGGAGGAGATGAAGCAGTTCCGCTCCCACCTGCCAGGCGGGATCAAGCTAGTGCTCGACACCCCTGCACCCGTGGGAGCCAAGCGGAAGAAGAAGAGAGGGGCTAATGACCGAGGGCTGAGAGCATCGGATTGCAACACGCATCCTATCACAGGGGAGGTTCGCAGGAAGAGAAGAAGATAAACACACCTGTTGCATATGTGTCAGACAGAAGTGCAACACTCATCGGGAGCTGACACTCCACGGATGAGCGGCGTGAGAAATACCCCGACTGGGTTCGACAGGGGCAAGGTTTATACTCTCACATTATATCGGGTTTCCCGACAGGTAATGTCTTGAGAGTTACTCACACGGTAGGCCGCCGAAGAGCCAAGCGCCTACTACATGATGCGAAGTGGCGGAAAGTGTATGGTTCCAGTCGGGTAACGCGAATGCCCAAGTGACAGATTACACTGGAGGGTTCGATTCCCTCCCGCATCACAAACACAGAACACATGAACAAGATTGTAATAAAGGATTGCCTCAAGCACTTCGAGTCTATTGATGTGGACGCATACGAAAAAGACGGGTCGGTATACGTTCACGTAGGCTTCGAGGTCTACGTCGAAATCTCAAAAGCGGAAACCGCCTTTCGCGCTGACCAATGGAAAAACGAGCAAGCATGAACCCGTACTACATATACGTTACGCTCCACCTGTTGGAATGTCGTGACGACTCCTTAGTTGACCAAGCTCTCGACACCAAGTGGGGGCTAGCATCCGAGATATACAAAGAGTTTCTTGAATCCAAGTACAACGTCGAAACCAAAAGCGAGTACGAGTGCATCGAAGAATTTATCATACACGAATCACCTGATTACTGAAACATGAAGAAGTACATCTCCGTATTCACCATCGCCTTCGAGGCGCAACACGAGAAGCAAGATGCTTCTGACCTGACCTACTCTGACCTGCGTGACGCGCTTCAGGACAGGCTGGACCGACTTGACAACACTCCGTTAGAGGAAGTCGATAAAGCAATCTTTGATGGACCCGACGATATCATAAACAATCATGAATGAAGAAATTCAAAAGCGCCTTGTATTCCTCAAGGATGAGGGCGATTGGCTGGAGTACAAAGACCCTGTCACTGACACCATATGGGTAGTCCCCGTGGTGACCCGAAAGCTATGGTATCACGCACACGAAAAATGAAGCTATGAAGCATTTTGACAAGCGCGTACTGGAGACAGTACAGAGAGACATCGAAGCCGTTGAGAACATCGGCAGTATGCGGGGGCTGATTGGATGGTGGGCTGTCACCGAGAACCACGGCACGGGCCTCGCAGGTGAAGACCAATGGAGTTTCGTCACTCATAGCTACCCAAAGTTCGTGGAGTGGGTACTCGAGCGGTGGCTGGAAGGTCACGCCCACCCGATGTATGACGACCGCAAGATTCACTGGCGAGACATCGATGACCGAGAGGTCATGGAGGAATACATCGAAGAGATGGGTGGCATCCACAACATCTAACACAAGAACACATGACACAAGAACAATGCGAGCGGGCAGTCAAGGCCCTGCAAGAAGAGGGATTCCAAGCCTCACATGTACAGGGAGCGCCTGACGACCACGGCGTGTGGTTGGACGAGGTGTGGAACGAAGGCCTTGGCGTGGCGACGAGCTTCCGAATCCACGACGAAGAAATTCAATTTTGGGAATCACACGCAGCCCCAATAGATGAACTCAAAAAATCACGATGACTGAAGAACAATTCGACAAGATCGAACTCATCCCCAACCATGTGAACCCTACACAGGGTGACCAGTGGGAGACCTTCGGGGAGGAGTACGAAGAGGTCAAGAAAGCAGCCGAGGAGAACCGTGTCATCACCGCATTAGATACGGGTGGTGGCATCTCTTTCGCTATGGGTTGGCACTACGTCAACCGCATCTACTACCACATCACCAAGCACCCGCTCGACAAGATGCCAGGGCTCGGTGACATCTCAGGTGAGGAGTACTATGAGAGGGACGTGACGTGGCTCAGGCTGGAGGGTAAACTCGAAGGCCATGAGGACATCGACCTCACTGAGGACGAGGCGTGGGATATGCAGGCCGAGCGACAGATCGAGATCGACGGGACCACATACAGGATGACCCTCAAGAAAGAAGATGAACATAAATACACTTGGAAGTACACCGTGTACCCCATCGCACCAGTAGGTACGTGGGTGAAGGCGATTGCTTACGGAACAGCAGAAGAACTATGAATAGAACAGACAAAGAGCACGCAGAGAAGATGCGTGCCGCACTCAAGGGTCGCAAGATCGTTGAGGTGCGCTACATGACAAAGAAAGAAGCAGATGATTGGGGCTGGTACAACAGGCCAGTGGTCATGCTTCTTGATGACAAAACCTTCCTGGTCCCCATGCGGGATGACGAGGGCAATGACGGCGGAGCGATTCACTGCACTGCTGTAGAACACGGAGGATACACCATTAGATAAAACCATATGAGTAAAACAAAACTCCCCCCAAGACAGAAGTACGTTGTCTTTCAGAACAACGGACGTGACATGAACACCTTGTACTACACCGACGAGGGTGTCGGCACTAGCCCCACGTTGGAGGAGGCAAAGCGATACACCTTGAACGAGGCGCAGAAGATAGCCGACGCACTGAACGATCACGATCGTGACCGAGGCGTCCCGCTCTCCCGATCGTGGGGGGTGGCAGGTGACGAGTGGCCAGGCGCGACCAAACCCCCGCAGACCAAATAAGCATGGAGAAGTACACAGAAGCAGACTACATAAGTACACACAAGGGTATCGTAGACGACATCATCGACAGCCTCATCAGTGATTGGCACAACCCGAAGATGGATCCACTAAGGGCGCGTGTTTGCCGCAACCTAGCCTCCACCTTAGAGGAACTGAGGGACGAGACTGGAAACGTCAACGTTTGGGTGAGCGCCGCTAACCTCGAAAAAGAACAGAAACCCCATGAAGCAACACCTCGATGAACTGTGGGGGCGGATAGAGCAGCTAACGGAAGAGCTGAAGGACGACCCCGACAACCGAATGTTAGCGGTCTTGCTGTCAGCAGCCGTAGATAACTACAATGCAAAACTCAAGATATACATCCAAGACAATGAGTCACAAAAAGAAACCAAGCCCAGGCGATATGAAGGCTGATGCCAGCGCCCCGTTCTGGCAAGAGATCAATGACCCCGATGCAAGGACGATCAACATCAACGGAGTTGACGTCAAGCAGTGCGTGTATAACCTGCTCATCACACGACGTGACATGCGCATGTACATGAAAGGTATAAAGCCGCACCGTGGATGGCAGATCCGTCAGGTGAAGCAATACTTCGGCATCAAGGGGGGTAAGCAGAAGATCCATGATCAGATCGTCCACCTCGCCGACAAGTTTATCCCCACCCCACCAACAAGTGAAAATTAATTTGCACGGTCGGTTAACAAAGTTCATATTTGCCGCAATTGAATTCATCATGGGTAAAGACACAGTAGAACTAAACATGGCCCAGTGGAAGGGGATAGAGAAGATGCAAGACCTCATCTTCGACCTTCAGACATCGCTCGAGAGACTCAGCACTGACCCCGTAGACAAGTCAGTGGCCGAGAAGTACAGTCGCAGGTATCAGAAGATACTGGACCAGCTCCACCCTGAGAGACAGGAGTGGAAGAAGAACGACACCCTCGACATCTGAAAACATGGGACATAAAATCAATGATATCTCCGACAGCCAGGACAACATGCGCTTCGAGAAGGAGCACAGTGTGAAAAGAGTAAAGACTGTCGGGGTCACATCACGCCAGGAGTGGTTTGTGAAGTCAGACTCTCGCTTTTCAAGACGAGCGAAGAAGAGAGCAGAAAAGAAGAAGAAATGAGAGTTAGATTTCACCTTGCCAAGGGCCCAAACTACCAGCGTTGGCAAGTCAGGGACGGCAAAGAGGTAGAGTACTACGACCCTGAAGACGTACACCTCGATATGTACGGGGCCAAGCTTCGCAACCATCGTAAGACAGCAGATCGCATACGTTCAGGAGAGAACAAGACGGTCTGTGCTTGGGTGGAGTGTGAGCGCATAGAGGTTCAACCCCGCTTGTTTGATGGCCTCCCTGATGTGAACGGGTTCTGTTTATACAACCCTCGCAAAGCACCGCACTGGTGCAACTCAAACAATGAGGACATCGACAACAAGGAGTACCAGCGACTCATGACGTATGGTCGCATGATTTTTATACCAAGATGAACAAAAAGGAAAGAGAAAAACTAGCACTGCGAGTTAACGCAAGGCGCTATCAAATCAATGCCATGGCCACAGAGTTTAAAGTAAAAGTTGGAATGACCCAGACCCTGTTCGACACGGTGTTGAGTGTGGTGTCTTACCACTTTGATGTGGATGAGGAGCGAATAGTAAGCAGGGATAGAAACGTTAACGTCATGGATGCCAGGCATGCTGTGTTTTACCTGTGTAGAATGGCCTGCCCTAAGACCTCGTTGTCGTCCATCGGGTCGATGATAGGCAGGGACCATAGCACAGTGATCAATGCCATGAAGAGGTGTGATCAGCTGAGAGAGACGGACCCCGTGTACAGCCACAAGTTTGAGCTTGCGTACAAAGACTTGAGGGCTCGCATACCAGATGTCAAGCCGCTTCAACTCAGCGATAGAAAGCAGAGAGAGGTAGACATGCAGCACATGATCGCCGCAAAAGAGTTAATTACAGAGGTCTTTAAAGTTTGGGATGAGTATCTCGCAGAACTAAACCAAGACGATTTTATGAACGCAATGGCGAGGATCAGAGCACAAGGCGCAGGCCGTGGTTTGGTTTCGCCCCTTTACAATTCAATTCAATTTTAATAATGCCTAACGCAAAACCAACCTACGCGATCCTCAGTTCAATCGACGTTCGACCCAAGGTCGAGCGCAAGGGTCAACTCGACTACCTGTCATGGGCCAACGCCTGGCACCTGCTCATGCAGAAATATCCTGACTCAACCAGGAAGGTGTATGAAGACCCTGCTACGGGCCTGAACTTCTTTACCGACGGGCGTACCGCCTACGTTAAAGTAGGGGTGACCGTCAAGGGTGTCGAGCATATCGACATGCTCCCAGTGATGGACTTCCGAAACAACGCTGTGTCTGTAGACAAGATGACTAGCACGGATGTCAACAAGACGATCCAAAGGGCTACTGCCAAGGCGATAGCACTGCACGGTCTAGGCCTGTCTCTTTGGACGGGTGAGGATGTGCCGTCTGAGGAGGAGAAGAAGGCCCCTGCTAAGAAGTCTGCTGTCAAGAAGGCGGCACCACAAAAGCAGGAGGCCCTTGTCGAGGACATCATGGAGAAAGCTGTCCACCACATCAAGGGTGCGAAAGACAAGCGCAAGTCTTATGATGCTATCGTTAAAAAGTACGGTGACCAGCTGTCCGATGCACAGCAGGCAGGACTCTTGAAGTTTGTGCGATGAGTATGCGAGATCAACTTAAGGAGAGGTACGGTAAGGAGCACCTGTCGTACTCTTCACTCAAGCACGCCCTGGGTGACATGCGATACTTCGACATGTACATGCGTGGGGAGACAAGGAAGGAGAGCGAGGCCCTGTACTTCGGTTCTCTCTACGACTGTCTACTTCTGACTCCATCAGAGTTTGAAAAGACGTATGCCGTCATTGATGAGGACTACATTCTGAAAGAGTGTAGTAACGCCACTAAGATGTCGTCTCGTCCGAAGTCCACCAAGGAGTTCAAAAGCTTGATCGAGAAGCTAAAGGACACTGTGGTTCAGGAAGGGTTGACTCCAGTCCCACAAGAGGACTACGCGAAAGCGCAACAGATGATCGAAAGGCTTGACCAAGAAGGACTGCTTGACAGCGTCCTGTCTGGCGGTCAACCACAGGTCATGTTTAATGAAGATGTAGATGGAGTCCCACTCAAAGGATTTATTGATTACTTGCATGTGGACTTCGTCCTGGACAGCAAGTCTTCCCGATCAATGGACAAGTTCAAGTACGATGTTCGAAGCTTCTGCTATGATATCCAGGCGTACATCTACACCCTAGTCACAGGGAAGAAGGAGTTCTACTGGTTAGTCCAGGAGAAGAACGATCCGTACTACCCTGGCTTGGTAACCTGCAGTGAGAAGACCCTGTTTGATGGAGAGATGAAGTTCGCCGAGGCCCTTGAAAACATCAAGGAGTGGTTATCAACAGACGAAAGTGAACAAGATGGGTTCGCGAGATTCATTGTTTGAGTTCATCTATTGGGGCATGGTCTTTATATTGGGATCCTTATATTTTTTGTAGCCATGAGCGAACTTAAACAAGATAGCGTTCTCGTCGGCTGGACAGACGAGCCTTCAATGAATGACAACGGAGAAATCCGTAGCTGGAGAGTGAAGTTGAAGGACCATGAACTCAAGGATATGCTTGAGAAGTATGTTACCAAGACCACGGACCGTGGTGGTGGGAACGTATACCTCACACTCTTTATGAGTAAGGCAGGTAAGGCATGCTGCAGGGTCTATGACCCAAACAGTGAGGGTGCTCAGGAGGCGAGAGCCAAGAAGCAACAGGCCTCCACAGTGGCGGCTGCCGCCACACTTAGTGACGACTTACCTTTCTAATTGATCTACTACCACGACATCAAGGTCAAGTACAAGCGTCACGGACGTGACGCCTTCAGTGAGGAGTGGGCCATTGTAAAGACTGTGCGAGCCGAGGACATCTTGTCTGACAGCGAACACACGAGAAACCGCCTTCACAGGAAACTGTACAAGAAGAGCAAGGCCAAGCACCAACCACTGGAGGTTGTAGAGATCCTTGATACCATCGTGTTAGGTAGAGAAAACAATAAGGATGACAAGAAGAGACCAGATATCAGCGGCCTGTAATCAAATCAGGGAGTTGCTTCTTGAGAAGAATGATGCTTACGGTGACAGCGCTTTGTCACCGCTCAACATCTTCTCTCAGGCTAACGCTGAGTATGGGATACGAAACCGTATCGACGACAAGTTGAAGCGTATTGCAAACGTGGGCTTGGACGATCGAACGGAGGATACCCTACTCGACTTAGTCGGTTATCTTGTCCTCCTCATTATTGCCCGAGATGAAAAACGTAACCATCTTCGAGACCATCTTCAGCAAGAACAACCCTCAAAAGATAAGTCTTGGGAGGGCTCTTCAACGCATCAAGGAAGGGAGATCTCGTACAAAAGTTGAGGCGCTACGTCAGGGCGATAAAGATCAAAAGCTGAGGCTCCCCGCTGTATTGTTCAGTGGGGAGTTTTCATCTAGGTCCGACTCTGACATAGAAGAACACAGCGCATACATTGTTCTTGACTTTGATTATGTCGAAGTCGAGGCGACCAAAAAAGCATTAGCCACAGACGATTACATCCAAAGCTGTTGGATGTCCCCGTCAGGCACAGGGGTCAAGGCCTTGGTTAAGGTGACCAGTCCTGAGCGCCACCGTGATCACTTCCGCGCCCTCATTCGATACTTTGATGAGAGGTATGGGTTGGAGTTGGACGAGAGCGGCATAAATGAGAGCCGTGCTTGCTTCGAATCATATGACCCTGACATCATCATCAAGACGAAGTACAGGACCTTTGGGAAGTTTGTTTCTGAGGAAGCCCTGACTGCAGAACCCGAGGGCCCGAGTGTCATACACACAGACTACGAGAAACTACAAATAGCAGTGCGCATGGTGCGCAGTGCTGTGGATGGGGAGAAGCACAACGTCCTGATCAAGGCGGCAACATTGTGCGGCGGGTACATCGCGGCTGGCAGGATGGAGGAGGAGGAGTGCTATCGAGTGCTGCTCAAAGAGATTTTAAAGCGCGATATAGAGAGTGAGTCTGGTGCCAGGGAGACGATACAGAAGGGTATCGAGCATGGCAAGACGCGCCCGATTAGAGAGATCATGCAGGGGGAAGAGGAGGCTCTTCGCCGCATGCGTGTTGAAGATGGGGACATGTCGTTCCTGGCCAGTCACGAAGAAGACTTTCAGTGGATTGACGACTACAGTTTAGGTCGCATCCCCCAGGGATTAGATACGGGCAGTCAAGTGCTCGACCAGTACTTTAAGTACAAGAAGGAGTTAGTCATACTGAATGGCCACAGCAACGTAGGAAAAACAACCACTGCGCTGTACTTGATGGTCAATGCTGCCGCTCGGCATGAATGGAAGTGGATGCTGTACTCAGCAGAAAATCGCACGGCTTCAATTAAGATGACGCTGATGCAAATGATTGCCGACAAGCAGGTTGGCAACATGACTTACAACGAACGCAAGACTGCTTACAAATGGGTCACCGATCACTTCTTTATTATCGGCAACCACAAGGTGTACAGTTACATGGATATGATTATGTTCATGGAGAAGGTCGTGCATCACCACAAGGTCGATGCTGTGTTTATCGACCCCTACAACTCCTTGCGCTTGGACTTACGGCGGTCAGAGATGCAGAACACCCACGACTATCACTACGAGGCGGCCACGGCCTTCTTGACCTTCAGCAACACACACAATATAGCGGTGTGGTTGAACATGCACGCCGTAACTGAGGCCCAAAGGCGCAAGGGTGCAGACGGGCTACCCGAAGCCCCGTATGCAGAGGACACTGAGGGGGGTGGTAAGTTTGTCAATAGGGCGGACTGCTTTGTGACAATACACAGAAAAGTACAGGCTCCTGACCCGCACACCAGGGGTATGACCGAGATACACGTCCGAAAGGTACGTGAGACTGAAACTGGAGGTCAACCTACCAGTATCGAGAACCCATACCGCATGACTATGAACCTGTCACGCACGGGGTTCAAAGAGTGGGGGACAAACAAAATCCTGGTCCCCAACATGGACTTTCCTGAGCAGGGTAAGCAAGCAGAAATGTTCGATCGTATTTCTTTTACCATTCAACCTAACAAGGAGTTTTTAAGTACCTTGTCAGGGCATGAAGAAGAAGAGAGCAGCGAGGCGTCCGAGCCGTAAGAAGAACCTAGGTAAGTTCAAAAGCGGTATCGAAAAGTATTGCAATGATCAGCTGAAGCAAGCTGGTTTAGACTTTGAGTACGAGGGGAAAGAGTTCCTGTTGATGGACAAGTTCCGTTACCCCAACAGGTACCTCAAGATGACAGCGAAGCGGAAGCAATTGTCCGATCGGAGCAACTCTGTTCAGCTACCCATCAGGTACACCCCTGACTTTGTGTCTAAAGATGGGAAGTGGATCATAGAGACCAAAGGGTATCTCCATTCACACCATGACTTTCCGATGCGATGGAAACTTTTCCTTAAGCATCTTGTTGATAATAACATAGACTGTGCTGTTTATATTGCAAAAAATAAATCGCAAATTGATCAGGTGATTTCTGATATAAAAGAAACAGTATATGCCCAGTCTGAGTGAGACATACCTGGGTGCCTGTGAACGCATGCACAGAGCAACATCTACGTTGTACGAGGAACTGCATTCCGATACAGGTGAGGCTCACGCAGAGATGCAGCGGGTGCTGGACATTGTAAACAAGTACAAGCGGTGGGTTCTGATCGAAGTAGATCTGATCCGCGAAGCTTGCCGAGAACAAGGTGAAGAAGGGGTATAAAAAAATACGCTCTTGGCAGCAAGGTACCGCTGTTGAAAAAAGATACAAACGCGCCTGTCCAGATGCACGCAAGTCTTCCAAAGAAGAAGACATGTATATGCACGTTGACTATTGGCACGACGACCAGGGGGTGGACGTGAAGGGGAACAACATGCCAGATGAGATCTGGGTGGAGATGAAGAATGTTAATGGCCACAAGGGATGGCTGTTTGGTGAGGCAACCACCATCGCCTTTGATATGCCTGAGGTCACTGGGTTCGTTGTCGTAGATAGATCAGAGCTCGTAGACTATTGTCGCGACAATGTAGACTTCACCTCTCTAGTCACCAAGGAAGAAGCGTACAAGCGCTGCTATCGTAGAAAAGATAGGATGGACCTGATCACAAAGCTTGCCTTGCAGGACCTCCAGGAACTGAACAGCTACAGAATCCTCCCATACTCAAGATACTACGAGCATCCTGAGACAAAAGAAATTTGCTACATCTAAAAAGTTGGTTTAGATTAGCCACAGCAGTCAGCTATTGACAAGCGTTTTTTTTGATTTGGTAGGTAAGGGAGAGGCGCAACGGCGTCCTCCCTTCTTGCATGTTAAGGGAACGTTAAGTACCTTTGCTGCATGACTTTTATTCTCATTTTCCTTTTCCTGCTAGGCGGCATGGCCCTTAGCGTTTGATTTTTTCAATCGTCCTCCCTGCGAAGTAGGCTCCGAATACCGTGAGCATCAAGACCTCCAGCAGGTTGATATAGTTTTCTGGGGGCATGAACTGTGGGTCCACTCCATCCCACACCGTGACTATCATATAGAACAGAGTGAGTGCCACCAAGGTAATAGGCCTGATGTACTGAGCCAGCTTTACATCTGTCTGGGCATCTGCCTCCCACCTCCTGGTCACTTGCTCCTGGGCTTGTATCTCAGCATCCATCACAGCTTGAAAGCTATCGCTGTCCAGGGTGGGGTCTTTGTCCACCAGGTTCTTCACCACGCCCAGCACCCCCCGATCGGGCAGGGCGTCACCCACCACCGCGAGTACGGAGGGGGCCTTGTCTCTGAGCCATGCCCCTACCTTGGTATCGCGTAGTTTATTCTTTGACACGGGGTGGTGAAACGATGTATGCGTACTTGAGGAACATGGCCATCAGGCCAATTTGTGTATCTCGGATCTTATTGATCTTGAGGTTGAGGTCGTAGTACTCCTCCATATTCTCCTCAGTCAAACCTTCTTTTCTTATCAGGTCGGATCTTTTCTCCATAAGCTCTCTGACTAGTCCAATGCCTTCAGAGCCGTTGGCTTTTCTGATAGCCTGTGCGTAACTGCGAGTAGATAGGTATGCCAAGTATCTGAACTCTTCGCTGCCTTCCTCTTCCTCTTTCATCTTGCGCTCTCTGTACACCTGGTTCTTTCCGATGTGCTTGCCGACATCGAGTTTGTCACGGAACTCATTCTCAAACTGACCCATCCGATCCTGGTAGTCATAGAACCTATTGATGATTTCTGTTCGTGGGGTCTCAGTGACGAACCTATTGATGAATGGGAGGTCTCTGACCGTGATGAACCCATCGATACTGTTGGGATCGAAGTTCTCCAACTCCAGTTTCCTCTTGTATTCTGCCGTCTGCTCAATGAATCTGAGGTTACCACCGAGGTAGGACTCTAGCATGTACCAGGTGGGGTCTGGATTGAAGTCCATGTCTATGCCTAGGAAGTCACCAGATAGGTGCTCGCTACCACCAGCCCATTCATTGACCCCCTTGGCCCACTCCTGCACAATCCATGGGGCTCGGAAGCTCTGCTCTGAGTCTGGTTTACCTGGGGCGTCACGATAAACTTCTCTGCCAGTCAAAAGATCTCTGTTGGCATAGACACCCAAGTATGGTAGGAACTGGGTAGGCACGGTGAGACTCATGGCGTAGTCTGCTGGGGATTGAAGCACGTTGCGACCTTCTTCAGCAGCACCCTCAGCAGGTCCAGAGATGTAGATTGGCGCGAGGTGGTGCTGTGTGGCCTCGGCCAAGTAAGCTGCTGCAGACACATAGCCTCTGCGATTCATGGCCATCTCTGTCCCCATCACTCCTAGGGCATACGGGTAGCCATGACCATATGCTAGGCTGATGTTGTACCTCTTGCCTTGTGGATTATCTGGATCAAGAACAGTCATCCTGCTGTAGAGCTCCCAGTCTTTGATAAGGTCGTATGCATCGATACCAGTGGGATCCTCACCAGACACGGCCAAGTTGTACATCGTGATCAAGCTACCCAACGCAGCAAAAGCCCCCATGGACTTGAAGCGTGGCCCCTGCTCAGAGAACCAGCTTCTGGGATTACCATACTCATCCACGCTGGCTGCCTTACCGCGCTCTCCAAAGTATCTACCAATCACCTGGTCGGTACCCTGCATAGCTGGGTTGAAAAAGTACTTGGCTGCTTGAGCCACCTGAGTGTCAAGCCCCTTCCTGTTAAAGTTGACGCTGACGTTCTTGGCTATGTTAGCTGCTCTCTCTGGGTGAATACCGAGATCCATGGCGGCATCGAAAGCATTGAACCTCACTGCGTTCTCTAACACAGTATTGAAACCCATGATGAAGTCGAACGCATACTTCTTGACCCAGCTGTTGGTCAGGGTCAATCTGGCCTTGTCGTCAGTAGCTTCGTTCAATTGTCTGGCCAAGGTTTTCAGGCTCTCCATCTGCGTCATTCCTGTGGGACCGCCGTGCTCCCTGAACAACTGTACACGCTCGATCTCCTTTCCAGTAAATCTCTTGTACAACCCAGACTCACTGGCTGCGACCAGGGCGATTGCCTTGAAGTCACGCATGGGGTTGTTGACCATGGCCATAAACTCAGAGGAGCTCACAGGCATGCCGTCCTGATCTCGCAGGGCAAACCCATACTGTGCTTCACTCTCAAAAAGGGCGTTGGATATGGCGGATTGCTTGTCCCTAAAGAAAGCATAAGGTCCGAAGAAAGGGTTGTAGTTGACGTGGATCTTGCGTAGCTGCGAAGTAGTTGTGAGGAGATCATTCATCGCAGTCCTGGCCAATCCGAGCTGATCACCTTGCGATTTCAATCCTCTCAGGACCGTCAGGTTGGGAGTCCCATCAGCATTGAAGAACTCCAAATACTTCTTCTGTCCGTTGATGTAGACGACCTGTGTGTTGGGTGAGTCTTGTAGACCCGTGTCCATGATGCGGTACCTGGGGTCAGGGTTATCCAGCATCAAGTTGTGCAGCCTGGTCATAGCTACATTCCTGTTCCCCAAGACGTGAGCCTCGACGTTCTGCATGAGGATCTTGGATACTACGTCACCAGTCTGTTCGCTTCTACCTTGGGCCTCTCTCAGGAACTTGTTGTCGAGGTACGTAGATCCTGGCACCTTGGAGTACGCGTTGTCAGCCACGACAATCGTACCATCAGGCTTGATGATGTTGTCCAAGATGGCTCTACCGTACAGCGGTGTGTAGTTTTTGAAGTTAGATTTGAGACCGTTGTAGGTTTCTTGATCGATCATTCCGTACTTCAAGAGTGCGTTCTGAGTATCCAGAATCATCTCATTGAGTTTGGCGTTCGCTTCATCAAACCTAGTGAGCAACTCGTCGGGCAAGGCGTCTATGAACTGCTGTGCCTGCTCGTCACTCATTCCGCTACCGCGCTTGCTGTCCATAAACCTTTCCAGCTCCCGCATGCGTGAGGCTTCAGCCGCAGTCAGAACATCCTTGCCGTTGAGTTTCTTGTACTCCGTCTGGTTCTTGTTGTAGATGTGCTGGTTCCGCTCAGGAGCATGAACAGCATAGCGGTACTGCTCGAATACGCTCAAGGGATTGATAGGGATGGTGTTGCCGTCCTTATCCTTAGGCATCAAAGGGGCAATCCCCTCAATGTTTTCTTGCAGGACCTTGGCCGTGGTCCGCTGACCAGTCAGTTTGTCCACGGTCTTGCCTATGGCAGTGCCTCGTCCACCACGGATGATGTCGACAACGCCACCCTTCCCTGAAATGATCGGCTTGCTGCCCTCTACAGCAGCCTGCTGTATGGACTCCAGTCTTTGGAGGAAGCCATCCACATCTTGGTCCAAACGCACTCGCAACCCCAACCCCTCGCGCTCTTGAATCGAGCGCTGCAGATTAACGATGCCCTCGTATCGGTCAACAAATGACTCGTAAAACGCCTCGTCGCTTTGCTCTTGCTTTCGATACCCATAACGTGACAACTTGCCCTCTTTGTTGAACATCAATCCGTTGATACGGATCGGCTTGATCGGCACCATGCGAGGGGTGTTGGGGCCATAGCCAGGCTTCGTGCTCATGCCACCTTGAGCCTCGGCGTTGGCGAAGATCCTGATTTGATCTGGGATGTCTGGTCCCTCAGCAAACGGATCTCTCTCCACCAAGTTCCCATCGTCATCATATCTGACGGGCTGATCCATGGCTTCATACAGAGACTCCAGGTTGTCCCGCTGCTTAGTCAACTGCTCCAGGTCTTTCTTAGCCTGGATGTGCAGCGGATCCTCCTCGTCAGAAAACATCAGCATCTTCCTTCTGGCCTCGTTCATCCCGTCTTGCAAGGCCAGCAACTCATTGCGATCCTCAACAGACATGCGTCTGTAGAACTCGATGTCTGTCAGCTGCCTCGCCAAGTTGCGATTGGTCAGTTCTAAGTACTGCTTCCCATACTCTGCAACCTTTTCGGGATCGGTCGCTGCCTGCATGCGCTTCAGGATCTGCTCTTGTTGCCGCAGATAGTTCATGTTCTGCATGCCACGACCAAACCTGTCTTTGGCCAGGGCAGTGCTTTGCAGTCTACTCCCTACTGTGCCCAGAGTGGTCATGGTAAAGCCCATAACTGCCCCTGTAGTCAGAGCCTGTAACCCGTGGTTCTGAACCTCGCTCCAACTTATCTCTCTGCCTGTGGCCTCGGCTCGAGCCACGTACATCTGCATAGCCCCAATACTAGAGGTGGCCGCTCCGACAGGCACCGCATACCCAAGGTTGGCAGCATAGTTCTGCCACCACTTGGTCATCTGCGGACCCGCCATAGTATGGGTTGGCATACCACGTAGCGCGTTCATAAAGAAAGCAGAGCTGACCCCGTCGATAGCAAAGTTAGTGGCGGCTATGCTGCCGAGGTATCCGTACTTGGCTGCGATGTCTACCTCCTCTGTGTACTGCAGAGCTTTTTCTGGGTCTCCGCCCGTGGCCACCATCATCTCTTCATACGTGTACTCGACCCCATCTTTCTTATAGATGTTGAACTCAGGGTCACCCTTGAGCCTGGCCAGTTCCTGCATGTACAGCAAACCAGTGCTCTCTGCTGCGGTCAGAGCAATGATCGAAGAGGTCGATGCATTCAGTGCTGACAACCGCCCCATGGTGTAGATCTGCAGTGGCAGTGTGGCCGCAAAGAACGGGGCGCCCTCAGCCATCGTCCCGAAAGTTCTGTTCAGTTGGTTACCGAAGTCGTCATCGCTGAAGTCCCGAGTAAACTGCATGGCATCCGTGCGCAGTTTCTCGGCGTATTGTCGGCGCTCGATGACGTGCTTATCCCCATCATAGAACTGGGCAATAGCGTTGTACAGGTCTACAGATGCTGCCCCTGCCAGGTCCACTAGGTAGCCTGAGAACTTGGGGGTGGGGAACCCGAACGCGCCATATCCATCTTGAGAAGACCCTGTGCCTTGAGCAAACTCAAACCCTTCGAACTTCAACAGTGGCTGTGTCTGGATCCTGCCGTCACCAGTCAGGTCCATGAGCATCCCAGTCTTCTTGAAGATGTTGTCTTCGATCGTGTGCAGGGACTCTGGGTTGTCTTGGTGCTCTGGTGGCAGGCTACCTACGATATCCCCAGCCATAGCATCGTAGAGATTGCGCTCGAGGATAGGGGCAATCATGCTCTTGCGCTGCTCTGTCATATCCTCATCACTTGCCATAGTGAAGGTCTGCATGCCAGGCTGATATGACCCCCCTTGCATAGGGTTCACCTGCACTCCGAAGATTTCAGCTGACAACTCAGGGTCTGCTGCAATAACATCAGTTATCTGTTGCATCGCATCGTATGTGGGGACCTCGTAAGTTGCCATGCCTCTCATGACGTCACTGAGCTCATCAGGAAGTTGATCCCTGTAGGGTTCGAGAAGTTTTGCTGTAGTCAAGAAACCTTGCTGCTGCATCCTGTTGAGCAGCATCTCATTCGGAATGTTCAGGTCTGCCCCGACCCGAGAATCCCTCAGATTCGGTCTGCGAGCAGAGCGCAGAGATACGTTCCCGTCCTTCAGCTCATATGTCAGCCCTTGAAACTTTTGCTGCTTTGGCTGCACCCCCATGTCCTGGAGGACAAGGTCTTCATAGGTGTCGCTAGGATCGGAAGATCCCAATCCGAACTGTTCTTCCACCGATAGTTGCGGTGACACCACAGAAGTTTGGTTCCCATCCAAAGCTGAGGCGGAAGGTGCGAGCGGTGTCTCTGTATCTTTTTTTTTTACAGGGCTGAACGGAGCCAGTGAGGGGAAAGCCCCAACCAATCCAGCCTCACTACCAAACTGCTCCTTCAACACAGAGTTCTCTCGTGCTGTGTCTGCGGCATAGATAGCCCCCAACCCTTCGCTTTCGATCAGGGAGCGGAGCTCATCTGTGTTGTTGAAATGTCCTGTAGGGAGCAGCGTTAACAGCAGCTCTAGTTCTTTCTCGTCCATTATTGTCCTATTGCTTGGAGATAGTCCTCATAGGTCGTGCTTGCACCAGCAGGCTGACTGTTCTTCCAATTCTGATATGACTGGACGCTACTGCCTGAATCAAAGGGATGTGCAATGAGCACTCTTCTGCGCAGTTCTTCGATCGGGTTCTGGACCTCAGTGTTGTTCATAGACAGGGACTGTCTGATGGATGTATGCAGATCCTGAGTAGCGAAGTTCAAGTTGTTCTTGTCCACCACCACAACTCTGTTGTCCTCGGCGATCACAACGTACTTGTTCGGGTCCTCGGTGAATGCAATACTGTGGATGACGACCGACTCATACTGCTGGTTGGCCTTAGTCAAAAGCTCGACAACCCCTGGTGTGATCATCGCGGGGTCCTGAGCCACCCACGCTCCAGTGTTTGAATCCTGCGTAATGATGGCGCTTTCTCTCAGGAACTTGACATCGTCATAGTAAGAAGCGTTGAACATGTTGGCGGTCACGTTCGGGAAGTCGTTCGTGCTACGCAAGTTGACCGAGCGCAACTGTACGTTCAAGTCGTCATACTCCTCTGTGCTCCGCAGAACTTGCTCTGGGTCGTCAGCATTAGCCAAAGCGGTTGGGATGTTAGGGAGAAGGGGGATGTCACCAGGGTTAAACTCCTGGATGTTCATAGTGAATGGTGCCGCCCCATTCAGCAGGTCCTCAAGGCGTGGGCCGCTGCCGCCACTCCCTGTTGCCAGATACTCCACTAGCGGTCTGAACTCGTTGTTCCACTCACTAGTCAAGGCATTCTGGACTACGCCAGCTAGCACAGGGTAATCCTTAATAACCTCTGGGTCCAGGGAAAACATATCCATCAGCACCTGGTCATCCATAGCCGCTGCACTTGGCGCATAAAGGGGGTTGTTTTGATCCCTCATCTTGGGGATAGCCTGCTCTGCAGCTGCCACCCTAAACTCATAGGCCTCGCTTTCTCTGTTCACAGTCGCGAAACTCATAGGGGTTTGCCAGTGACCCATCAGGTCCGAGCTGATCCTCCCCCAATCGTAAGGTTGTTCACGGCCAGAGTAGTGAGCGTGAACGTCTTTAGCAATTTCCATGTAGTCTCTGGGGGCCATGCGCACTGTTCCTGGTGTAAACCAGTTCTTGTCATTAAAGTGCGTGGCTGTTCTCCCGTCGATCTCCATATCGGCTTTGGGTAGACCAGTGTTGGGGTCTGTCTCCAACCCCATGACCGAGAAGCTGCCGTCTGGATTGTACACGTTGTGCGCACCACTCATCAGCCCCTTCATCTGGTAGTTCCTTTTTCTGTTGAACTCCTCTAGAGATGGGTTCAACCTGCGGTCTGCCGCCAGGTTCTTTTGCGTCGCATCAAAGAGCGTGTTGCCTGGCCCCTCCATGTAGTCAGCGTACTGAGCCATAGAAGACATCATATCTGGGTTGGTCAGGTACTTGTCTACGGAGTTGCTGAAGTTCTCGAACCTCCTCTTTATCTCTGCCTGCGCAGTGGCTGGGTTACCAGCCAGGATCTGTGGTACCTCTACGTTGCGGAAGTGGTCATAGGCCTCTTGCACATACGGTACGAAGAAGGGGTGGATGTTCTGGCTGATACCCCCGACCTCACCAAGAGCCTTAGCGTACTGCTCGTTGGCAGCCTTGATGCCTTCAGCCTGCAGCTTTCTATTTGCTTGCGCTTGCTTGTTACGCGCCAGGATCGCCTGGGGGATCATCTCCATCCCCTGAGTCAGGTCTGGGATTGGGATTTTGCCTGTGTATCTCACGCTTCTTGGAATTGCGGCAAGGAGAACAGCATCGTCATGTACTTCAGCAAGCCCTCAGCATCGCGATTCTCTACTAGACCCTCGATGTTATCTGTCTGCTCAGGGTTGAAGACAACCTCACCCCCAGTCAGCTCCCCCTCTTTCTCACCAGACTCCTCATCGATCACAGCTTTCTTGTTGGTGTCATGGCTGAACTCCCCTTCAGTCACACCCCCCTGCTCTCCGATGTATCCGCCCTGCTCGTTACGATAAAACTGACCAATGGCTAATCCAGATTGATTAGGAAAGTCAACGTAGTCCCTGCCCTCTTCGGGAAAGAAGTTATAGTTGTCATCCTCAGGTAGAAAGAAGCCTCTCTCCGATCTGTTTTGTTCCAATGCCCTACCAAGATCTACCTGTTCGCCTGGTTGTAGACCCTCAATGGCAGTGCGCCCCTCTGTGGGTGGGTTTATAAACATGCCAGGGCGCTGGTCTGCAGCAGCAGGGTTAATAGCGTCCTCAAATTGACGTTGCGAAGCCCTGTTTGCCTGCCTCTGTGTTCTAGCTGCAGCGCGTTGGTCAGGTGTGCCAGAGGCCGCGATCAGAGAACTGCTGATCGTGTTGCCTGCAGCAGCAGCCTGCTCTGCAATAGCTGCCTGAGCACCGAACTTAGCGTCTAGACCAGTGTTGATCCGAGCCATATCCATCTCCCTGGTGTCTGCGATGTTGAACTCCAGACCACGCTTGGTGTCCTCGAGCTCTTCCGCACGCTTTGTCAACCCTGCCTCACCTTGCAGCTTCATCAAAGCCCCCTCCATGCGGGCGTCTCTCTTGCCTTTGGCTAGGTCCCCGATCTTACTCAGGGCAGCGAGCTCTTCTCTGCTGTCCCCGATACCAGCAACAATAGATTGTGCTAGCTCGTCGGCGTCTGCCACCCCAGCCCTGGACAGCTCTTCTGCCACTTGGAAGTAAGTGTCTCTGAGCTTGTAGCTCTGGTCGCTTAAACCTACGTTCTCTGCGATATTACCGAGCCTCTGCAGGCTCAGGTCCATGTCGGCCTCCGCCCCCATAGCCAGCTCCTCCCCAGCCTTGCCGAGCTTGCGAGTCTGGTCATAGGCTACAGCTTGTCCTACCGCGAATGGTATAAGTTGCCACATTCTAATGCAAAATTACAAAATTATCTCCTTCTCCTCTGTCTCTGCCTACCCTGCCTGTTGCGCTGTGTGCCGCTCTGGCTGCGCCTTGCAAAGCGTTCGTCTCTGTGATCGTAGTCCGTCTCCTCGTATTCTAAGTTAACAGCAAAAAGCTCATACTCATTTGACCCCAGTGTAATCACTGCGTCTGCTGTCTGACCTCGAGCCCCCTCCCCGTTTGTTTCCCCTGGGGTAGCAGAATATAAGTAAGTATTACCAGTAGTAGGCATTACAGCTACGCCCCCAGCAAGGTTCATGTAGTTTACTCCGATTGCTTCAGCTTCCCCTTCTGTTACCAAAGTAAAAGGCGTAAAGGTCGTATTGAACTCATCTGGCACCGCAATAGGGGTGGCAAGATCAGTGGCAAAGAATGTTGACACCCCGTCCTCACCGACATTCATAAAGAAGTACCTCGTAGAGCTATCTACTGTTAAGTTGTAGCTGTTCCCCCCGTCAATAAAATCAATAAAAACGGTAGTTATCCCTGCCGCCCCAATCATGTTTGAGACACTGCCTACAGCCTTGACGTTAGCCCCTGTAAGGCGGTTGTCAAACCCGACGCCCCCGTACATGATCCCACCTTTCTCCTCAAGGACCGTAGCGGTAATGTTTTTTGTCTGGTCAGCAACAGTACTGTTGTTGATGGTAAGGGCAGTTATACCATTGACGTTGTTTGTGGACTCTAGAGACAGCGCCTTGTAGATCTTATTGCTACTCACGTTTTCATTAAACGTGACAGAAATGGCGCTCCCCCCGACGTTCCCATAGAAGCTAGTTCTAGTTACTGTGTCGTCGTCGTGCCTCCATACAGGCGCGTTGGTAAAGAAAGTATTGAAAGACAAAAAGATCCTGTCAATGAAAGCATAGCAATAGCTAGCGAAACTGTACCTGGTTTTCCAATATCCACCCTTGTGGCTCCACGCCACGGTTTTTTCTGTAGCCATCAGCTGTTGTTTATATAATTAACTGCATCTGCCAAAGCCTGGTCTCTTTGTTCTGGCGTTATAGCAACAGCGTCAAGAGAGTTTCCAAACCTTGATAGCGGGGAAGGGGCAGCCAAGCTGTTAAAGTATTGAGTTAATGATGCACTTCTTACTTGCGCTATTTTTTCTACTACTCTTGCTGTTGTTCCTGGGTTTACATATCGCGGCGTAGTAAAAGAGGGCGTAGTCGCGCCTTCTTGTATCGCCTCTATAAAAAACTGCCTTACTGTGTTGTAAACTCCTCGAAAAACCCCTCCTCCCGCGCTAAACCACCGCTGCATTGCGGGGATGTCATCAGGAAGCCCGTTGTAGCTAATCTCCCCCACTGTTAGAGTTGAACCAAGTGTGCCTGCATTCGATAAGCGAGGGTCTTCCCACCCAAATTCTACTGGGGGTACGTTCGGGTCAACGAACGTAGCGAGAAACCCTGCATAATACGCACTCAGATCTTCTACATCGTCGTCTGGATTAGGTGGGTATGGAGTCATAAAGCTGGGACCACCAGTAAACGTCTCGGGATCAAATATTGTTGGGAGGGTTGGGTTTACGAATCGACCCTCAAGTAAGTTTTTAAGTATGGCCCTTGCATAAATATAAAACAAGGGGTATTGTTCACCCTGGGGCGCTTGTATATCCTCAAAAAAATCTCTAGACAACTGGTCTGCAGATTCTATAAGCACATCTAAAGGGTAAGTTGCACTGACGTAGTTATTAAGGTGAATAAATACTGCCTCTCCAGTAAACTGGAAGGGTTGAGAAGGCTGAAAGGAATTGACTACCCCGATCCCACTTGCACTTGGCTCGTTAAACTCCGCAAGGGCGCCAAGAAGATCTTGAATAGTAACGCCAGCCCCTCCCGTTATGTTGGCGGGGTCTAAGACAGCAAGGTAACTTAGCATTGCGTTTTCTGCAGAAGTCTCGTTTGCTAGATTCCTCAAGGTGGACATATTAAACGCTTGGTTCTGGACTGAGGGGGATGTAGCATCACCTCTATCGGTAAACCCTTGTTGCTCGGCAAGGTTAGCTATGACCTCTATGACCAGCCTAGCCGCTAGTTCATTGGTCAAGGGTGTACCCACCTCTACTATGACCTCGTCAATAATCGTCTCTACTACTGCATTATTATCAATTAGGAATTGAAGCAGGGGGTCAAAGTCCCTTACGACGTCATTGAAACTTAAAACCCCATCCCCAGACAGGTTGTTAATAGTGACACTCTCGAGCTGATTAGAGTTGACCCCTGGGATAAAGTTGCCCACCCCAAAGTTTGATGGGGCATCACTTAAAGCCTGCACCTGGTCAGCCAGGACGTCTACGTTACCTCTTAAAGAAGCGTTTTCATTCAGCAAGTTTTGCAAAGTAGAGCTGATGTCAATCCCGCTAGATGACAAGGCGTTGACAGGGGCTGCTATAGCGTCTACAAGCGTGTTTATCTGTTGCAATGCATTGAACTCCACTGCAGTAAGCGGGTAATCACTTTCAGAAAAGTTGCCGAATCCAACCACAGGCAGCTGCTCCCCACTTTGCAGGGTAATGAAGTAGGGATTTCCTGCCCCCAACACAAAGTTGACGTGGTCAGACAGCGCATCGTAACCGTCGTTCATGCTGTCGATCAAGACCGCAAAGTTCGGGTCATTGTTTAAGTCAAGTTCGATCAAGTTGTCCGTGATAGCATCAAGATCGTTCTTCATAGAAGCCACTGCATCTACGATATTTTGCTCGTTGTCATTTTTGACACCAGCGATAACTCGCTTAACCTTATCCTCTAGATAGAACCTGCGCACAGATAAGGCCTCAATCAAAGAAAGATTTCCTACTAGCTGTTCATTTGCGTCTAGGTATGTGGTGTAGTTAGTCTCTGTAATTGCTACGGTAGGCGTCCTACCCAATTGCTGACCTGCGTAAACTTGTGGGTTACCCCCTGCCGCAAATACCTCTGCAAATGGCACGCTAAACGTAGCAACACCTGAAGCAGAATCGAAGGTGCCATTTAGTATATTAAAATCACCTAGAGTGCTCATCACCCCAGTAGGTAGCACAGCACCGACATTGACCCCAATATTGAAGATAGAGTTAACTGCGTCAACTGTAGGTGACCCAATTATCGGGTAGGCAGTGGAGTCGGTCGGGTTGGGGAAGCCAGACACCCCTCCACCAAGAGCCTCTATGATCTTGTCTTTGTTTTCTAGCGCTACGTCCAGGATACCAGAGTCTGAACCATTGACTCCACCTCCATTGGGGGGTGGGAACCCATCAGTAGGGGCCACGCCGTCAGGCGCCGTCCCTGCTATATCTATAATATTGTCTATTTCCTCTGTAATAGCCTCTTCATAGACCCCATTGAAGTCAATGTCTACCACACCATCGTCAGTGCCGCCTGGGTTGACTGCACCATCGTCATCGGCTGTACCGAATTGGCTTACGTTTGGCTGTCGATACTCGTTGATAGCTGGATCAACAAGAGGTTGGGCGAGCATGATAGTGATGATGTACTCATCTTTTAAGCTATCGTAGCCGCTCACCACGCGAGCTAGAGGACCAAACCCAATGTCCTCAAAAGCGTCAACGAAGTAGGCGTTTAGGCCTGCCTCAGAGATGACCTGGATGCCCTTTCCAGGTAGGTATCTATACACTTCGTTCCTGCCCTTGTGAGCGAAGTAAACTGTGTCGTCAACCTTGATTACGCTTTCTCTGTTATTGTCCGCTCCTGCGTGACCAGGGAGTAGCTTCTGATCCCCCAAAACTTTGGCCGTGGCGATCAGCGTATTTGAGCCCAGGGCATCACTAATAATTTGCCTGTTTACAGGGACCATAGAAGCTTTGTCTTCTTGGACCACGAACAGGGAGTCTGAATAGTTCAGCAACGCATTGATAGCACCGTGTTCATTAGGCAAATCCTTGAACGGTGCTAACGAGGGGTTGAAGGTCGTAAACCTGATGCGAGGTACGCTGTACCTGTTCTCGTCACTGAACGTGACGCTAGAGAACCTACGCACTTCAGCAGAATCAGCACGGTATACCTTGATTTTACCAAAGCCATTGACGTCCGCAGCAGGGAAGGTGTCATTGAAAGTTCTTGTTTCCAAGTACACATTGCGGAACCTGGGCCTGTTGATGAAGTCGTTGTCAACATCGTCTGACGCAGATATTAAGTTCTCAAAGCCTGAGGCTGTGAACTCGTTTGTGTTAACTGGGACAGCCCTCCACCACACATCGCCGTTTACGAAGTTGATTACTGGGACCTGATGGTAGATGTTCTGCGCTGTCGCCCTCCCCACATTATACACCTGCGAGGTTTCTCTGTACACTTGGTCTTCTGTGTCTGCCTGCCTTCTTGGAGTGATGATCTCGAAGATGCATCTGTTGTTCCAAAAATGAGATGTTGTGGCCTGTTGGAAATTACCAGCAGCAGCCACTGAGTTGAAGTCAAAACCTGTGGCGGACTGGTTGTTTTTTAAGATCAGGAACTGCCCTTGTAGGTTGTCTGGGACATCTCCACCGCCATCTAACCCCTCGTACAATGGGTTGGTCTCTGGGTCATTGCCTAGAGTGACTTGACCAGCAATCTCGAACACCATGTTCTGAGGGAACTCTTGGGTGATCGGATCGGTAAAGTAAGAGATTACTCGAAGGTAATCCCCAGGGGTAAACACATACAGATCACTCGTCCCGTCAGGGTGGACGGCACCAAAAGCCTCAGCGTATGACACTGTGGGGTGGTTCTGCAAGTAGTTGAGAGAGACGTAGATGTTGCTGACCTGCTCTTGCTCCCCACTAGTTGCAATAAAAGCCCCACCAGCAGAATACTGGATAAAGCTCTGGACCGTGCTACTCCCCCCATACACGAGTTGATAGAAGTGAGCCCACTCAGGCGGGTCGCTATTGATCGTCACCTCCATTTCCACTCGACCTTGAACCCCAACCCCGTTTCTTTCCTCTGGAGAGTACCCAGCCACAAACACTGGGTCGATTGGGTTGACATTACCTGGTCTACCACGTTCATCGTAATACACCACACCTAGGGCGTGAGTAGCGTTTGTCTTAAATGACCTAAACGTAGAGGTCAGTTCCTGCTGACTGATGAAAACATCAGCGGCAGTTTCTGGCTGTGGACCGTTTACATCGGTGGCGGTCAACTGATATACTGGGGTGTCGCCGAAAGGGGAAGTATTAATGTTGCCCACCCCCTCGTTGAACAAGAGCTCACCGCCGAGACGTTCAAAAGTATTGAACAAACTTACCTGCCCACTCAGTGGCTCCTCACCGTCGAGAATGAAAGCTGCGTTATCACTAAGCTCACCTCTGTTCCACTGTGTCCCCCACAACCCATAGTTAAACAGGGTTGCCATGGTTCCGTAGCAACCAATCTCTGGGGATGTATACCCGCTTACGTTTTCACCAAAAACAAAACCCGATCGGGTGCCGTTACCGCCGACCTCTTCGATGTCGTCGCGGAACCTACCTTGGAAAATTGCAGGGTGGATCTCACCATCTACAAGGCTCCCACCAATAACGTCCGAAAAAGGCTCATTGTCTGGTACCCCATCCGTAATACGTCTCTGCTGGTTGGTGACGTACAGGTTGCCCCCAGGTATTATAGAGGGGTTCGCATTGTTTTGGGTGTCCACGGTTTCCATGTACCCTGCATAGCAAGCTCTTTGAGAGAGGGCTAGTGGCTGATTGTCACCTAAGCTGAGGTCAGCAAAGACCGCAGATAGATCCTTAGGGTCTGCGGTACCCAAATCAAAAATACTGTTCTCTTTTAGGTATTGACCGCTGAACACCCTCCAGCCTTTAAACCTACCTGGTTGCGAAATGCTCCCTCCTCCACCATAGTCAGCACCAAACTTAGAGCTTAGAGAGTCCAATACTGGGATGCAGGTTCTGATATCTGCGTTGGAAACGTCAGACAATTCCAGAGTAAAAACCAAAGACCCCAACTCATCTTCAAAAACACCGCGCTGGGGCCTTAGCTTGAAACTCAAGGTGGCTTGGTTTACCACCACCCAACCCCTGGGGCCTCGATTGTTAAAGAAAGAGTCAACGAGATTATCGGGGTTGTTGTCATCCCGATCGACCATAGTGATCAGTTTGGCGACGTCTCTGTGGGCTGCGTTCTGGGCTGGTATAATACCGTACTCAGGCGATGGGCTCCTAACGATGGAGTTGGTAAGACTTTGGTTTTGGTTTTGCGTACCCAGAGTCAACTTACCCAGGGATAAAATGTCCTCTGAATCTGGCGTCCCGTTTTCAATGGCCTCGTTGTACAGGGAGTTGTCTGTCGGGTCTTTCAGGTTCAGGTTGAAACTGTATGACGCCGTGTCAGAAATATCTATGATCTCGAAAGGCCCTATGGCTTCCGCAAACCCAAGGGCGTTTAGCAAAGCTGTGCGCACTACGTTTTGAGCATCATTGACTGTTTGAGTAGACCTCAAAGTCACTGAGAAAGTGAGCTGCTCATTTACACCGTCTGGCCCCCTAAATCTCAGCGGCGCTACGCCAGACACACCGACACGACAATCAGAATTAAGAGTAGCCCCTAGATCAACGGCCTCTGCTGTAGATCGCCAACGCAATCCCTCAGAGACACCTGGGGAACAGCTTACAAGAGGCACAGGTTTGTCGCTAGCGACCACATCGCCAGCTGAAAAAAAGTTTCCTGTAAAGTAGCTGTTGTCAGTATCGAAGCACTGAGCGTTGGTAGCAGCCCTGTTGTCAGCGATACTGGCTGAGGCATGAAAAGATTTGGTCGCATCGTATACCTCAACGCTACCACCAAAATCAAAGCTGATAATAGCGGTAATCAGGCTGTTGACGGGTAAGTTATTGGGAACCTCAGTGAGATTAAGCGCCACCCCAGCCACCCGCTGCTGTAGTCGCGTCTGGTCTCCATTCAAGTCGTTGTTGCTCAATCCAAGCGGTACTACCACTGGTGTGGCCTGGATATTGACGTTGATGAACTCTTGCGGTCTATCGACATAGTTGACATCTACAGTAGCAGAAAAAGGCTCTTCATCAAAACCCTCCACGTAGTTACCGTACATCAGTCTGTTCTCCACCACAGCTACAGCTTGTGCGATCTTAGGGAGGGCTTCGAAGTCTCTGTTCTGCTCCTCTTCGGTCAACCCCTTGAGAACTCTGTCGTTATAGAAATTGTATACGACAGGCAGTTCGGGGTCTGCAGCTACGTCAACCTCGTCGATTTCGTACCACCCCCCGATATTACCCTGCCGAACTAGGATCCTGACTCTCTCTACCTCCTGGGTGAAGTTGAATACCCCAAGTACATTGGACGGTATGACAAGCTCTAGGTAGCTTGGCAGGTTGAGTTGCGTAGTGCTGTAACCTTGCTGCACGTATTGTGGGGGGACCGCGATGTCAGAGTACGTACTCAGGGCCGACACATCACCAGAGGTGTAGACACACTGAAAAGCAAACTGCATCCCAGGGATTCGCCTGAAGTTACTTGTAGGTCTAGTAGCGTCTGGGGCGGGATCCCAAGAGAACTGAATGGGGTGCATCGGGGCCTTGGGGCAGGCCGTAATAAAGTCCTTGTCATCCACACTGTTCTGAACATACCCAAAGGATCCGTCAGGGTTGTACGACAAAGAGTCTACGCAACGCAATACGTCTAGTTTTCTTGGCTCGTTTTCATCGTCAGTAAAGTAGAGGATAGGGCGGAAGGTATCGTTGGGACCTGTGATGTGTACCACGTCACCCTTCACCCTGCCTGTGGAGCTAAACTGAAACTCACTGGTCGTGTAAATTGGACGGTAGGATTCGTCATTCCCAGGGAAAAACCCGTATGCATCGTAAGCATACACCCCCATCTCCGTGGCCCTCTCCGAAAAGACGAACATGTACACCACCCCAGCCCTTGGGTCGCTGACCTGGCCGATAACACGTCTAGCTGTTTGGGGGTCTGTTGGGAAAATGGAATCCAACTCAAACGTCTTGATCGGTTGAGCTACATTGCCTTTGGCTGGCTTCAGAACCCCGCTATTACCCCCGTCGTTTTGATCTTGTATTTCGTTGAAATCGTCTGTCGCCACCACGTTCAGGGCGTCATTCATCTCCGTTCTCTGCCTCAGTCTATTGTCTTTGGAAGAGTTCAGTACTCTCGGGAATAGCTTGTCAATCATCAGTACTTGGGCGACTGTCTGAAGTTCTGTCTAATGGTCTTCAAGGCTTCGTGCTTGGTGAAGTTGTTCATACGCGCCTTAGCCTTTCTACGCTCGTTGTAATACTCCTGTCTGGCTCGAGCCTTCTCGCCAGCAGGAACTGTAGACTTCCTTTCGCAGAGCTTGTAGTACATGTAACACCTCAGAGCCTCTTCTGCGTAGGTGTGGATGACAGGGTAAGTAGACCTGGCTTCGTCGGCGACATACTCGATCACCACCTCAGTCGTGTCAATATCTGTATCTAACTCAATGCGGTTCTGATCGAGGTTGATGCGGTAGTTACCCCGCATATGTCCACCTCCAGCCCCATACAATCTGCCCAGCCCGCCTTGATACAGGTAGTTCTGGAATACATAGAAGTCGTAGTCGTTGTCGCTATCCCCTCCCCCAGAGGTATCTGTGGTGTCGTCAGTTCTATCCTGGATTCGATTGGCAACAATGTCCAAAACACCGTCGTCGAACTGATCCGTCCCTACGTCTCCATCACTATCAGCATCCTCAATCTTCTGAGAGATATTGATGTTCTTGTTCTCCCCCAACACATAGACAATCCCGTCAACCACCACACCAATTTTGGTGAGATCGACATAGTCGTCAGGTAGGGTTACAGTGCTGTTAGAGTTTATTGTTCGCTTCAGGGATCGGATTCGAGACGTAACGTCAAAACCAAACTCTCTAATGCCTCTGAGCGCGATGTTTCTAATTGCAGCGTCGTTGACGTTACTGATGTAGTCATCGCTGTCCATGGTAATAATGAAATCGTCAATCACCTGGCGGAGACTGACGTGGTTCATTGTGCCATCAGCTGGGTTGATGTTTGCCATTATTCAGCTTGGGTTTCAAGAAGTCCGTATTGCTGCAGGAGTTGATCTCTAAGCCTGACTCCGATCAGCTGAAGGATTTCCATCACCACTTCTTGTATGTAGTGAGCTGGCAAGTCAAATCCTCTACTCTGATTCAAGTTGGGGACGATAAAGCCCGTGTCGTCATTTACAGTGTCAGCAACAAAAGTCGGCTGACTGTTAGGGATGAGATCTCCTTGCACATAATCTGTCGTCACAAAAGCACCTGCCACAAACTCACCTACAGTAACATTCGCCTCTGCTCTACCCCCAGGCTGTCTGTAGTACCTCAATGACACAGCATCAATGGTGTCAGGGAAGACCTCGAAGACTTCGTTCATCTCGAGGGCAACAGGGAACTCTTGAGTAGGTGCAGAGAGATTGCTGTTTAGGATGCGGTTTACTTTCTCACTGTCACTGATCAACTCCATCGAAGTGTTGGTGTCAGTGACGGTCATGCTGATGATGCGAGCAAAATCCCTGGGCCTACGAAAAACAAAAGCCCCGTCAGGATTGGTTCCGTCCTCAGCGGTTTGTAACGCATCTTCGTCCTCAACAACTAAGTTGATGATATAAGTTGACAGGTCCTCCTCCACCATTTTGTAGGCCGACTTGTCTCGGCCAGCATCACGGCCAGAGCGACGCAAAGCTGTAGCCAACTTCATCTCATTGAACATCTCATTGAAGATGTTCTGCTGGGCCACTCTAGCGAACGAGTTGAACACGTTAGGGGAGATAAATCCCTTCTGATCTTTGTTCGCTATGTCCCTAACAATGTTGTATACCCTAACAATGCTGACCATAGCTACAAATATAACAAGAAAAGGCCGCACAAGGCGGCCTTCTCATCTGTATACCAGAGGGTTACGCTAGCTTCTGTAGCTTCTCCTCCAGGTTACTCAGCACTGCAGCTCCTTTCTCGGTCATACAGAATCGAGTCATAACGTCGAGCGGATCCATGCCTGCTGGTACAGACACAATCAGCTGGTTGCTATCGAACCAGTATACACCGCTGTCCTTGGCAGCAATGAACTGGTATTCTTTGGCCTGTTGCACCACCGATCTCACTTGCACCTGTGGGCTGTCGAAAGCTTCGATAAACTCCTGCGGGTGCTTCTTGGCTTTCTGAAGCAGGTTGAACCTGATGTCGCTAGTCGAAGCGTTGATGTTATACCCGAAGTAAATGGCGATAGGGAGAAGCTCTTCAATAGCTTTGTCTCTCACCATAGTGATAGCATCAGTTTGGAGAAACTCGCGATGCAGCTCCTTTTCTGCATCGGCCTTCTTATCTACTTTTCGGAACAGCCGTCCGCCGTTGTCCATGTTGTCTGGATGCAACTCCAGAAACTTGCGGAGCTGAGGCTTATTCTTTGGGACGAAGATGCGGCCATCGCGAAAGACCACGGCCTCACGCTTGGCCTTGTCCCCTTGCTCATCTGTGTAGATACTGGGTTCGTTAGGGCAGTAGCGGATCTCTCGCACCGTGTCGTTCTCCTCGTCGTAAATGGTGACACCCTTCTGAGGCAGAAGAGTCACGACTCCAGCGTTCTTCGGGATCTCAAACTCGGCGTGGCTGATGACCTCCTCTTTGCGGCGGACGATGTTCTTTTTTGGGGTAGGCTTAGTAGCCTCTTTTGCCTCAGGGGAGACAGATTTCTTAGGGCGACCTGGACGTCGCTGTGTTGTAGCTTCACTCATTTAAATTGAATTTGCTACAAATATAATCAAACAGAGAATTGGTATTTTTCGTGTAAGTCTATCGCCAACTTCTTTGCAGCTGCCCCTCCAATATCACTAGGTATAACTCCCACACGGGCTATATTGTGGCGAAATGCATCGCCACCTATGCGGTTGATAGTAAGCGGTCCGTTAGTTCGGAAGTTTCCTACCTCTAAATTTTTAGGTATAAACCCTACTATACTCCCCAAGTGGTTGTGTAGGTAAAGGTTGTTCTCTTTATCTCTACGCAAAACAAACACGTAAGTCTGCTGTCCCTCAAAGGTAGATGTGTTTACATCGTCATTGTCTAGCAATGGGTCGGGTATTTTATACTGTTGCGTATCAAACTCAGTGTTATTTGTGTTTACAAAAGCACGCCTATATAAGGTTCCTACAGCATGGCTTACGTGAAACTCATCAGTGTTGGGGCTAGAAAACACTACTGATGATCCAAAACCAATATATGTGCCATCAGTAGAGTGAGCGAAGATGCTGCCACCAAACGCACCGTATGGTCCTGTTGTCCCCACTACCATGTATGCAGTGTAGCTATCCTTTATTTCCAAAGTATTAGCCAAGTGCAAAGTTTCAGAGCTGGTAAACTGTACAGCAAGGTCACTGCCCCCCATAATCCCGTTGTCCCTTTGTACGTCTGGAATTCCTGTATCGTTTGTGATGTCGAATGTAGTGCCTCCAGTACCAGCGTTGGCCCAAGTGTTGGTCGCCCCCACTTGGTCACCCACACCAAGTCCAGCCAACCCAGTTTCGTTGTAGTCGATGATCGGCATCAAAGACGGGGCAGGGAACGTGATGTCCGCAATGGTGGTGGTGGTCGTCTGCGTCAGGTCAATTGATGCAGGGTCATCGCTGATTTCCTGTGTAGCCATAACGACAGGGAACTTAGGTAGCAAAGGCTTCAGCGTGGATGGTTTAGATTCCTTGAAGCTGCTGCTAGAAGTGACAGCATCGAACTCCAAAACCCTGCGTACAGGAGAGGGGTTGGTGATGAAGTCTGTGATCCTGCGAACTAATTTAAACTCCTCTCCAATATCACACGATATCTCCATACGAGTTTTAGTCAACGCCTCTCGGCTTGTCCCCTGGAAACTGTCGTACAGGCCAGCGTTGTTGAACACGACCACTACGCTCCCTTGCTTACCAGTGATGTACGCTACCTGGTCTGTGCTGATAGACAGTAAAGAAAGGTTTTCACCAGTGTCTGTGAAGACCTCACTGAACTCAGTGATATCCCCAGTCCTGAACAGGAAGTACTTATCGCTTGCCATCAATCAAAAATACGAAATAAAAAAGGCCCCACTAGGGGGCCCTTTTCGTGTATCAGATGTGCTATCAGCTGAACGGAGTTTCAAGCGTACCTGCACCGCTCAGGATGCAGCGCACGTTCCAGCCACCAGGGGTGCCGATAAGCTCGATGCGGTCGCCAATCAGACCACCTTTCGTGCTACCGTTGAGGGTGATGATCAAGTCATCACTCCCGTCAGGTGCAAAGTGCTTGAAGTCGTTAGCGGCGCCATCGGCCTCATCGCGGATAAAGGCGTAGCCCTTGAGCAGATCTCCAGTAGCAGCCGTGATGACGTGGGCGTTCGACGTGACATCAGCAACGTTGAAGAAGCTGATGCGGGCACCAGGCGTAGAAGCGGGGAGCGTGACAGCAATGCCTGCTGCCTTGTTCAGCCCGTACTCCTTGCCAGCCACAGCCGTGAAGTCGCCAGCCTCTACAACGATATCAAAGAAGTCGTCGTGTCGGTTGGCAGTCTGCAAGTTGGCGCAGACAACACTTGGGAGTTGCGTTACTTCAGCCATTATTCAAAAACTCTAAAAACGAATGTAATTTCAAACTTGCCAGGGGTAGTGACTGCAGTCGAAGTAGTAAACTTCAAAAACAATCCTCTGTCCTCTGTGATGCAGGTGTTAGGTGCGGTGTCTGTTTCAGCACTCGCGTCGCCAGTAGCAAAGTCAGGACTCGGGAATGTGGAAGTTCCAGTAGCGCTAGTCAAATCAAAGACAGTATTAACGGGTAGGGTAGTTCCCCCATCGAGAATATTGTCTGACCCACTAGCGTCAGTGACAAAGTCATCTGGATCATCACTTTCAGTTCCAACCTCTAGCATAATGTTGCCAGAACTAATCAAGGGAGCCTCCAAGACTCTCAAGTAAATCTTCTCGACAAAACTATTGGCGGGCTGATTGATGCCCATAATGACGCTGCTACCAGCGCTTACGAGAGCTTCATCAGTAACGAGTTTCTTTGCAACGATCTGGGCTCCTCCAGGATATGTTTTAATCATAATATTATGGATTGTGAAGGTTGAGAGAGAACCCCGAAGGGCCCTCTCTCTCACTTCAGGTTATTAGCCCTTGATGACTACGTGCTGGTTAGCAGCGCGGACAATCAAGTTGCACTCAGAGCGGTAGTGGAAGACCGCTTGGTCTTTACCAGCGTCGCCGTTGTTGTTGTGTCCGAGGACGCCACCACCAGTCACCCAGTGCTCCATCTCACGGCTGTAGCCGTTGGCCTCCTTGTAGTACATAGCCAGGGACGGAGCCGTGTTACCCGTGCGCGGGTCAGCCACGTTGGCCAGCGGGACCATTGCCCCCTGGTACACCGTGCTGGCACCGAGCAAAGTCGGATCGTTCAGCAGCTTCCAGTCGTGCTTGTGGAAGGTGTAACCACCACGCGTGAAGCTCTTGAATCCGAGCTGGACGGCAATATCAGGCTGATTTTGGAAAGCACCAAACTGACCAGGCAGACCAGCCGTAACAGAGGTAGCGATACCAGAAGCGAGCATGTCGTCGATAGCCAAGTCTTGCTTTCTGTTCAAGTACATAGCGTACTCGGCAGGAGCACCGACCTTATCGAGCTCGAGGATGATATCGTCGATCTCTGCGAAGCTGTCGATTGGGTTGCCGTTAGCACCAGTGATGTTGATGCCGAAGTTCTCTACTTGCGTAAAGTAACCGTCAGATCCAGCCAGGTCTTCCGTGAGATTCGTGCCACCCCCAGAAGTGATGTATTGCTCTCCGAAGAGGAGCATCATTTCACGCTGGTCCTCGAAACGCTTACGAGCCTCTTGCTCTGCGTACATAAACCAGCGGTACTCACCGCCACCGAGGTTAACCCAGCCGATGTTCGTGGCTTGAGAACCGTTGACTTCGTGACGACCCTTGACAATCATGAACGGGTTGCTCCGCTTGTGAACGTCAGTTTCGTTGTAGGCACCAGGCTGCTCAGAACCTTGAGCGTACATGTTGCCCAGCTTGATGAAGCTACCGTTAGTACTGACATCAATGTCTGTCGACCCGAACGTGCCACCGTCAAGCGTGACGAGGATCACAGGAGACACAGCAGAGCCCGTACCGAAACCACCAGACTGAACGATAAAGCGGGAGCCCGTATCGACTTCCATGAGCACGTCGTTGAGCTGAACGTTGTTGACGATTTCAGTGTCCGTGCAGGTCACACTCACGCCAGCACCCGTATCGGAGGTGTTACCCGACGTGTAGTTCAGGACTCTGTGGCGGCGCCCCACCTCGTACCAGTCGATCTGGTCGGAGGTTCCGCCGCTTTTAACTGCACCAGTGAGCTCAAGGAAGCCCGTGATGCCTTGGTTACCAAACGTCTCAACCAGATCAGGCATGACGAAGTCCTTCGTCGTCTTGATCAGGTCGTTGAGCGTGGTGTAGGTTTCAGGGTTCGCTCGGAATTCGAGTGCCGCCTGAGCTTGGGTTGATTGGCCATCAGTGATGGCGCCAGCAATAGTTGCCATGGTTTCTTTTTTTTACTTAGATGTTGAAGGTCAAAGTGGACCTGTTGTTGTTAAGGATCTGCCTGACTTGTTCGCCAAGCGGATTTGAGTTTTGCTGTCCAGACACGTCGTCTGTTGGTTTGGCCTGGACGTTAGCAGCCGTATTCACCACTCCGCGCTGTCCCTCGCTCATACCCTGCCGATAGGCAGACTGAACGATTTTATCGATGTTATCGATTACGACACGGTGAGACGACAAAAGGTCGTAGTCCCATTCCCCCGCCTCATTGACGTAGGGGTCGAAGAAGTTCTCCAGGTTGGCATTCTTGTACTTGAGCTCTTGCTTGTACTGGTCGTCAAGTCCAAACGTGAATGACTTTTCGCCACCCAGATCAAACTCAACACCTTCCATAGCGTCTACGTTGTAAGACATCTCAGACACCCAGCGCTCATCGACAAGCGGTTGCTCGTCTTCGACGGGGGTCTCGACCTCTTTTGGAGTCATGTAACTAGAACGGAAAGACTCAATGGTCTCCCGTGCCTTCGCTGCATCCATCTTCAACTGAAGTTGGGCCATTCGCTTATCGTCTTCGGAACCCTCCGACGACACGCTATACTTCCTATTGACCAGTAGATTGAGCTCTTCGCCAGTCAGGTTAGGATGCTCAGAAGCAGTGTGGATCCGCACGGCAGTCATATCGTCCATCTCGGACGTATTGAGCGACTGATAACGGAACCAATCCTCTGGGCGTCTCCCAGTATCCTGTACAAATTTGGCGATCGGCGCAAGCGTCTGATCGTACTGCGGTTGTGCAAGCTCGTCCAAAGAACTGAACTGTCTCCCTAGCCTCTCGCTCAGGAAACCCAGTACAGCACCCTCAACATCCTGTTGCGAATACCGCTGTTGCTGGTACGGCTCAGGTTGGATCTGACGATCCTCCTGTGGGACGTACTCAGGCTGTGGAGCGCTTTGCTCCTGCTCTACAACCTGCTCGACTGGCGCAGCCTGGGCAGCGTCTCGCTGCATGCTGGCCGCAAGATCTTGCGGGCTGTCAAAGATCTCAAACGGAGGTGGGTTCTCAGGTGCTGGCGCCTCCTGTACAGGGGCTTCAGGTTGAGTCTCTTGTACAGGGGCTTCCTGTACAGTCTCCGTTACCGCTTCTTGTGCGGGAGCCTGCTCGACGGCAGGCTCTTGTACTTGTGCTTCTTGTTCCATTGTATTAATACTCTACGTGAAAATGAATTTTAACTTTATCAGTACCCCCAAACGTTGGGGTGCCATCATGAATTAAGCCAGCAGCATACACTTCCGTGTTTCCTGCCGTGCCCTCCAGCACCATTGGCTCAAAGAGGCTTTTGCTTTCGCCGTCTTGCCCTGTGGCTGACGTATCTGTGGACCACTGGCAAGCGTAGTAAAACGCGACGTTGTCGATGACATTGGGGAGTAACGTTTCAGACCCAGCCCCATCACTAGAATTCAAGTTGTCGTTGAACCCCACGAAAGTCTGACCGATGTACTCGTTAGCCGTAAACTCAGAAGCGCTAATTGACACAGCGCCATTGGCGGTCCCAAAAGCGTTAGTATTCTTCCTGAAAAAAAGAATCCCGATTTTACAGTCGTTTGCCTCCGTTCCGCCCGAGACTTCCATTTCTACCTTTATCAACTTGCACGCACGCGAAGGCAGATCAACTTTAGTCAAGTCAAAAGCCACGTCGTCCGCTGCATACGCAGCAGCCGTAGTCACTGGGTTGATGGTAATGATGTCGAACGGCATGACTCAGTACTCAAAATGAAAGTGAATCTTGACGTTTGCCGTCCCATCAAAATCTGGCGCACCGTCGTGAATGACTCCGCCAGCATATACCACTGAACTCCCTGCATCGCCTTGCAATACCATCGGTTCAAAAACGCTGAAGTGCTCGCCATCAGCACCTGATGCGGCAGAGTCTGCAAACGCAGCCATGGGGTAGTACAAACCAGTACTCCCCACCGTCAACTGCAGCTCGCTATTCCCGTTGTGCAATCCGATAAACGCCTGCCCTATGTATTCGTTGGCCAGGAAGTTGGCAGCGGAAATGTCTGCCGTAGCGTTCAAATCACCTAAGGCTGCTGTTGTGTTTTTCTTGAAGAAGAGAATGCCAATCTTGGTGTCTGTTTCTCCACCACCATTTTCCACCTCTGCAAAACAGCTAATCAGCTTACAAGCCCTAGCGGGAAGTTTCACCTCAGTGAGGTTGAACATCACGTCGCCTGGATCATGGGCGTTGTCAGACACAGTGGGGGCGATAGTAGATACAGTGAACGGCATTAGCTAAGTCTTACTGCGGAGCTATCCAGTCCGAACACTCCATATTCAATGATCTGGTCTACCTCAGTGCCGTAGGCCTTGAGGCTGATGTCGTTTTTGGCAGGGAAGAAGGCGAACTCCCCACCAGCAATCTTCATGACAACTGGGTCGTCAGAAGAAGTATCAGCATACACGAAGATGAAATGCTCTCGCTCCTGATCCAGGTTGCTGATGTAGATGTATGCCCGATCGAGCTTATCGCTAGGCTTGTAGATGACAGTGGCGTCACTACCAGCAGCCACCCCCAACACCTTACCACGGATCAGACTACCAGAGTCTGCTGTGAAAGCGCTGGATACGTTCAGGTTCAGAGGTGAGCTCATCACCCCTGGACTGGCTAGCGTAAGATTAGCTCTAACCGATGCCATCAGGCTTCGTAGATAACGAGGAACTCAATCGTGAAGGCAGTGCTGACGCTGGGGGTGATCTTAATGTCCTGGTCCCCGTTGTAAGGGAGCAAGCACCAATCACCTGCGTAGAGGCGACCAAGGAGCTGAGATTCAACAGTGACTATAGCGTTCTCCGTTGCAGTGGTGCTACAATTTTTAATGTAAACCTTGTGAGCTTTGTCATCAGCATAATCTGCTTTGTCAACAAGAGTGTACTGAGAGACGGAGGTAGTCGTCTTACGACCCACACCAGTAGTTTGATCCAGTCCAGTAGTCGTGCCAGCCTTAGTCAGCGTCGAAGTCGTACTCAGGGACAGAGCGTCCCCAGTCAAGTCCGAGCTGGATAGAGTAATCGAGGCAGTAGTCGTAGGCATTACTGTTAGTATTTACCTACAAATATAATGTTATTTCTTCTTCCCTTTTTTCTTGGCTTTAGCCGCAATCTTAGCCGCTTCTTTTCTGCCAAAATCAGACTTCACTCTCGCCATAGCCCAGGCGTGCTGAGAGACTTTGGGTCTATTACCAGAACTCATGTATGCAGCCAATCCTCTGCGATACACTTCTTTTTGAGCGGCAGACAGACCTGCCATTCCCCCACCTTTCTTCTTGGTCTTCCCCCCTTTTTTGTAGACCCTCATTTTGATTTGCCCACAATGCTTTTCATCTGTGCCATCATCTTAGGGTCTTTAGCCATCTCCTCTAACATCTTACCACCCTGTGCATAGACCTTACCCCCGTACATGTACATGGGCATCTTGCCGCCACCTGGCATCTTCTTGATCTCACCACCCTTCATGTACTTGGGGGTGTCTTTCTTTTTCATCTTCATAGCTTGTCTCTTCTTTTCATGAGTTGTTTTAGCCTCGCTGCAACCGCTGGCGGAAACCCTTTCTTTTTTCTTTTACCCTTAGTCCCTCTATGCTTCTCGTAGATGGCGGCAATCTGACTCATCAGCTTCTTGCGCTCCGCTACATTCGAGCTACCCTTTGTGTACTTGGGGTTGAACTTTTTAGCCATTATCCTTTTGGGTGGTTCGCCTGCTTAAACTTGGCTTGCTTAACAGCTCCTGGGTGTGGCTTGTAATCCCCCTTCATCAAGTAGTAACGGCCCTGCTCCTCCATCCAATGAAAACCTTTTGGAGGATCAACCATAACTGTCTTGTTTAGGATCGTAAGTTTTGGAATCTTCCCACCTTTCTTCAAGACCTTCATCTTCTTAGGCGGACGACCTACTTGATTCCCGTATGTTCCTTTTCCTTGTGGCATAATTACTGTACTTGGTTTTTTGCGAGGAGCATCTTAATCTCTTGAATTTCTGTAAGCAACGTGTCGATCTTACTCTTAAACTCACCGTTGTCCATTTCAAGAACTTTGACCCTAGACTTTAGCGTAGTGAATTCCGATTGAAACTTCAACCACATTCCTATTAAAGCCCCAGCAATACTAAGTAATTCAAACTGCGTTAGATCCATCACCACTTTACTTTGTTTGCCCACCAGGCAGCAGACATTTTACCCCTGTTAATATTTTTTCTATGGCGATCTTTAAACGCCTTTCTTTGTTTCGCGCTCTGGTTTGTTTTTGCCCCCTGCTCACCAAAACGAATGAGCTTCACCTTGTTCCCCTCCTTCGCTAATACGATGTGCGATTTCTTCGGGTGCTTAGGTGTTCTCTTGGCCTTGTTTACACCAGATAGGCCATGCTTCTTAAGTAAGTTTTTTACTCTATTAGATGTAGAAGACGCGGCCATGTTGCAAATATAAATACTATGGCTTCACGCCATATTCGCCTGCCGAAAGAGTGTAAGTGGTTTCCCCATTGACTGGGTGGACATATGTGTAAGTCCTCTCTGAGGGCAACACCATGCTCTCGTATGTAGCTGTATACGTGCCGTCTCGATTGTCGACACACTCTTCCAGCTCAACCTCATTGTAGGTAAAGCTCATGTGAGGCACGTTAGAGTCTAGCCACTGCTCTGTGAGGTCTTGTTCAGACGTAATTATAACTGAATATGTAGCCATGATTAGTAGATTCCAACAATCCCATATCTTGTGCTGCCTCCATAGTTTAAGAATGGAACCCAGTAGTCACCTGACGCAAGGTCTTGATCAAAAATCTCTGTGGCAGTAAAAGTGTTGCTCAAAGTCCCGTCGATAACACCTGAGTATTGATTGTACCCCCAGAAGAACAACCTGTTTCCTTTTTGTGCAGACATACCATAGTCATTGGTTGTTTGACCAGTTGGGTCCGCCTCCACTCTAACCCAGTTTGTATCGCTACCTATTTGAACAAAGTTGCCAGCCTTGTTGTCGGTGTTGGAGCCGTCACCTCTACGAGCTGTACCCTCTCCTGCGTGATACAGCTCCCCCGAAGTATTGATCAGAAGCATCGCATTGTTTGCAAGACAGCCCTGAGCCCAATCGCTTTGTAGGCTACCCCCGACATTTCCAGTTTGGGTCGGCTTAGTCAAGTCTGACGAGGAGTTAAGGCCGAACCTTTCGTTGCTGTCCTCATCCCCCCAAGCGTACACCTCACCACCTCTTATCAAGAACCCACCGTCTGCATTCACGGTAAAGAAAGTTACGTTGGTGTTGGTAAAGTTGTCACTATTGATAGCAGTCCAACTAGTGGTGTTCCCGCTAGTAGTGTCAAGTCCAGTCGCGTACTTACTGTTTCTACCCGCTACATATAAAACATTGCTACTGCTCTTCGTCGCCATAGAGTAGTACCTCCCCCTCTTAACATCTTGCCAGTCAGAATCAGACCCAACTTGAGTCCAAGTTCCATAGCTCGTGGAGGTGCTGCCCATTCCCGACTCCCCATAACTGTTCCCCCCGATGTAATACATCTTGCCGCTGTTAATACCCAAAGCCCCTAGATAACTAGAAGATACCGCTGTCCATCCAGTATCAGAGTCTCCGACACCTGTGACTTGCTGCCAACTGTCTGATGCTGTCCCTTCCGTATAACTCGATTGTTGACCAATCTCCCAAAGCTGTCCTGACGCGGTGATCGCGAAAGCGGAATACCTGCCATAGCTAATTTTTACAAAGTCGCTTTTTGACTCAGCAACTCTAACGTATTGGGCGTCTTTATCGCTCGATAGATTTGTCACTGGTTCAGCCCCATAATTGTATTTGAAGCCGTTGCTGCTGGAGTCATTACTCTGCCTGAACCCACCAAACTTTAGCAGCCCAGAAGTGGGGAGCGTCTCAGTGTATGTTCCGCTATCAGTTACAGGGTTATAAGCCCCTCCTCCCGAGGCAATTGTCTGACCGTTTATTGATGCTATATTACCCACGTCGATTCCGTTAAATGATGCTATGTCTGGCATTATACTGACAGGACAATGAAGTCATTTGATGGGTTGAACCAAATCTGACCATTCGTGCTGTCTAGGCAGTACCCCACCACACGGACGACATCACCGTTACCAGACGGCGGGGTGCCAGTAATATCCCCTGCCGTAGTAGAGACATACAGCTCATCAGCCAGGCTTGCGTCTTGGTGGTCTCTAGTGAACATTCCGCGCAAAAGCATGCCGTCAACATCTGGGTCTGTGCCGAGCGCGATAGCAAGAAGACACCCACCAGAAGTTGCAGCAGCGTCTGCATCGGCTGCAGCCCAAGTCCCGTCAGATTTGTAGTAGCACAATTCGCCTTGAGTTGTGCTACCAGTCCCAATCTTTACAATATCCCCTTGAACACTGAAGTCCGTGTTTGAGGTTTTAGCAAAGACATTCTTTGTTGATGTGAGCTCACCAGTAACGTCAACGCCCGTGTTTGTTACGCTGAGACGCTCTGTATCATTGATCTTAGTGTTGACCTCATCAGCGGTGCTGAAGTCTATATACTCTTGATCGGTAGCCGTACCAATCTTCGTCAGGCTGCTGTTGATGATCGAAGTAATTGTCGTCTGAGCAGCCCCCACATTCAAAGTCACAGTGCCCGTGGTGCCACCACCAGAGAGCCCATCCCCTGCGGTAACACCCTCGATGTCACCGCCACCACCACCACCACCACCTGAGGCAGCAATAGTAATGGCTCCGTCAGCATTGGTAATCGTGACGTTGCTACCAGCCGTCAGGGTGGCTACAGCAGGTCCGCTAGTCCCCCCAATCAAAAGCTGACCGTTAGTGGACATGGCCGCAGCAGATACTGTATCGGTCCCGCTGTCCTGCGTAATCAACACTGACTTGTCAGCAAACGAAGTGGCGCCTGTTCCACCCTGCGCCACCGTCAGGCCACCCACTTCTAAGTCGATGGTGCCGTCCGCGTCTTGATAGGTCGCAGTGATACCACTTTCGGTGTTGCCAGTGAACATTCCACCAGCTATGTCTTGGACTTCCTCGGTGGTAAGCTGAGTGTCAGACGTTTGATTTACATACGACAGGTTTCCAGACCCATCTGTCTTCAATACCTGACCGCTACTGCCGTTAGATGTTGGGAGGGTGAACTGCACATCCCCTGAAAAACTAGCGTGTGCGGGAGCCTGAACTGTGACCTTGTGGGCCGCAGCACTTTCGCAGTAAAAGTCAATCTTGGCGGGGCTACCAGTGCCACTTCTTAGTTCGACGTGACCATCTGATATTTTGACCCCACTCGATGAACTAGAGCTATCTATATTGACCTTCCCGTCTCCATTGGGCTTGATATCAATGTCCCCGTTGGAAGTGCTGACAATGTCATTACCATTTACATCTAGGTCCCCGCCAAGCTGCGGGGAGGTATCCACTACGATGTTTGTGCCACCATCAGCACCGTCGGCACCATCTGAACCCGCAGGACCTTGTGGTCCCTGAGGGCCTGTTGCGCCTGTTGGACCTGTTGCGCCCGTAGCGCCCGTAGCGCCCGTAGCGCCTGCGGGACCTGCGGGACCTGTTGCTCCTGTGGCCCCAGTCTCCCCCTTTACACCAGTGCTAATTACTGAAACGGATCCAGTGGATGGTACTGATACTGTTACTCTAGTCCCCCCTGTTACTGTTACTTGAGTTGACATTACAGACTCTTTGAGACATCCTCGTTTACAGTGAATCTACCCTCAAGGAGAGTTTTGTGGGTATCTCCTTTTAGAAACTGGATGTCGTATTTATAACGTCCTGAAGGAACCTTTCTCATGTCAGCGGCAGACAAAAACACAGTGACATTACCATTATTATCAAGATCTTTGAAAGTGAAATTGCACCTACCTGGCTTGCCCTGACCAGAGCTGCCAATTACAATTCCATCCTCTCCATATTCATCCTCTGAGTCGGCCTCACCGCCACCACCAGTTGGCGTCCGTCGCTGCGCTCTTGCCACTAAAAGCTTACTGGCTCTTACCTGCATCAGAAATTTGTAATCGTCTGTTACCAAGGGTAACGCAGTGCCTGAACTATCCTTAAGTGTAAGAGTCAACTCGAAAGTGTCACCACGTCTGCAGGTGATGTCTAGTTTCTCTGCTACGTCTAGATTTACTTTACTCATTTCAAATGATTTGTGAAAGGTCAATCTTAGGCTCCTCCTCTAGCTCCGCCCGCTTTCCCTGTCTTTGAGAGATGAGCTTGCTCTGCTCCACAGCCTGCTGCTTTACTCTGTCGTCTTTTCTATTGTCTTTCTGGGTCTCTATGGACTTTCTGTTCTGGAACTCAATGTCAACACCCTGGCCCTTGACTTGCATTTTAAGTTGCGTTATCTCCATCTCCATCTGATGCTTGATCTTAGCGACCTCAACATCCGCCATAGCCTGAGCCTGAATCAACTGAGCTTCTGTCTGAGCTTTAAGCTGAATCTCTTGAGCTCTTGATTGAGCCTTAATCTGTTCGGCCTGCTGTGCTTGCTGAGACTGCATTTGCTGCATCTGCATCTGTTGCTGCTGAACTTTATCCATACGCTTACGTCTCCTGAGAATCAAAAGCCTCTCCGCCTGGTTGATGTCTTTTAGGTTGCGAATCGCAATAGCATCCTCTAGGTCGATTTCTTTTTGATTCAAAGACATCTGAATGTTTTGCTCCAAGTATGCCTTGTCTTTATCTTCCATGTCTTTCATCACATGGACACCAAAGTTGTACATAGGGAGGTCAGAAAAAGTCTGCAAGACAGACATATTGCTCTCTCCAATTGCGCTCCTGTAAGCCTTATGGATAATGGTTTCTGTCGGCAGGATCTGGAGGCACTTTACCACGTCCTGGCAAACCGCCTTGAACAACACCATGGACGCATTGGTGATGTCATACGTGGCGTTGTTACTGGCCGCAATGGCTTGCTGCTGGACCCCGACCAGCGCATCGCTCTTAGGGGTAGACGCATCCACAGCCTCGTTGATCCCAGTGGTGTCTCGGATCATACGCAGGTAGTGATTGTACAGTCCGATCAACTCATTGATGTTTCGGATACTATTGCCGATCTCTCGAACTGGCGGGTTCTGGAAGCCGCCCTCAGGGTTTTTACTGCGATAGTAGAAGACACCAGTCTGCTCGTAGATGTCGTGAAGATCCAAAGGCTGGAGCTCTCCTCCCTTCCCGAGCTGCACGTTCTCCAACCCCTCGATGTCAATGACCAGGCCATCGGGCTTGGCTTTTGCAATCGCCTGCTGAATCTTCAAGTGCGTCAGCTGCAGCATGTCCGCAAACCCCACGCACCCATCGACCATGGACTTGGGCATGTTTGCCACCATGTTTGTGGCGGCCACAGAGTAAGACATCCGAGCTCTAGAGATGTCATGGATGTTCTTCGGTACGTTAGTCTGAAGCCCGTACTTAATGAGGTGGTCGGTACCTAGGATGTAGGTGCCGCAATAAACGACCTCGACCTCCATCTTGTGAGGGGTGCGATCGTACACACTGCCCTTCCTCTCTTTGTATTCGAAACCCTCGTAGAAGAAGTTGGTGTTACCATACTGGTTCTCCTTCTCTTCGAAGTACATGCAGTCAACAGAAATAAACTCGAAGTCCAAGACCTCGATGACGTAGTTACTGAAGTTCTCTTTCTGCAAGCCCCCACTGGCATATGGGTGGTTAGGATACTTATTGGATGTAGAGCGCCTGGCTTTTTTAGCCAGCTTCTTCATATCCTGATCGGTCAAAGAGTCCCCAGCAATCCGCTTCAACTCATCCAGAGTAATCTCTCTGACGTGTCCAGCGTAAGTGATGTCCTCAAAGTTTGGGTCCTCTGTATAGCTGTGAATGAAGTGGATGGGGTCAACGTATTCTAGATTGATACCGTAGTTCGGATCATTGCTTCGCTTGACAACAGCCATACCTAGAGACGCCAAGTCATTGATGCATCTGCGGTAGGTGTTGTCTTCAAAGTTATTCCACTGCAACGTAGTGTCAGTAGCAATCTGCGCGGCAATCTCAGCGTCAGTCTTGAGGTTAGTGTCCATCAAGATCTCCGCCTCCTCAAGAGTCTCTGGTATCTGTTCTGCTGGGGTATCAAGAACTGGAGAACCCATCTTCTCCTCCAAAGCCATCATCTGTGGTCTGGCCTGGACCTTGTTCTTCATCATGTTCTTCTCCTTGTCTTTTTCACTAGAAGACAAAGGGTCAATAGCCTCCACGTTGGGATGCATGTTGCGAGACAGGATCTTGTTGACCACCACCCTGACGAACTTAGGTAGGACTGGGACAGGGGTGTAATCCAAGTTCATCAAACTACCATCCCCATTGTTTGGGTTGTTAGTGTTCAGGAGTTGCTTGTATATGGCTGTGTCCTGCGTGCCATTTGCGTAATCCCTGTTACGCGCAAATACATTCTTTCTCCCCCCGTATGTACTTGTATTATCTTGAGTATTACCCCATTGCCCTTCAATAGCCTTGGCGTACTTTAGCCCGTAGCTCTTCTGTAACTTCTCCTCTTGCGACACGAGCGGATCTGGGAATCCGCCTGGATCACCTGGCTTCGTGTTGTACATGTGGGGTGTAGTTATTACCCACAAATATAATAAAGTTAGCCCCTGACTTTATATCGCCTAAAAAAGCGTCTTTCGCTAAAGTCTGTAGGGGGGGCAGTGGGTTTTACTTTTTGTGAAGCTAATAATGCAAGACCAGAACTAATTGTCAAGTCAAACTTAGTTCTATTGTTGATGTCATAACCAATCCAGTCCTCCATAGTAGCGTTGAAATACATCTTCCCCATCTCGCCAGTGTCTCTGTTGATGCCGACGTGTTCATGTATGTAAGCCTCGATAGCCTGAGCATGGGACTGAATCACATCTAAAGAATTAGATGGGATCCCCTTGGTTTTTACTTTGACCGCACCACTACCAGACAGCAAGTGTTTTGGGCGATCCATGAGATAGCCATCGTAACCACGCTGCTCAAAGTACCTGGCGATACCATACTTGTTGTTCTCGATTAAGATGGGGTACCCGTAGAAGACCGCCGCCATAAGCACATCTTCATAAAATATCGAAGCCAGCGGCGGACGGGCAGCGTACTCAAGAACAAACATATTAGCAGGCACCTCCATATTGAACTTGTTGTACAAATGGAGCGCACCTTTGGATCCTCTCCCATCCACAGTAGCGTCGAGATCGTAGCTATCCACCCCGCCACAACCAAGGTGTACGTGAGGTGGTACTCTTTTGCTTTTCTCATAACTCTTGACGTTCCGAAGTGCTGGGGGCGGCATCCACGCCACCTTGAATCTGCCATTGGGGTCTGGGGTAAAGACGACCTCACTGTCTTCTACCCCACCCTTCCAAGAGAATTGTCCAGATACTATTGGGTTGGGGTACAGAGAGTCGTTGTGCTCCACCTGCTCGTAGATGTGGCCGATATTAAATAGGGTGGACTCAATGCTATCTCTGAACGCTTCGTCTTCTGTAAAGGGAAACTGACGAACTGTTTCGTTTAACTCAGAAGCATCGTGGCGCAAGCTGTCTCGCTCGTTTTTTAGAAACGTCTTAGCACCCATGTGGATCATCTCCCCATCAATCCCCATCACCATATCCTCAGGGTCTTCTACAACAGATTTACCGTACTGATCAAAGAACCCCTCTAAGGAATCGTATGCAGGGATGAACAACCTGTATAGACCAGACCTGGTCCTACCATTCTTGTTCCTCTCCCCAGGATTCGAATCCGCCCAGAGGTCCTTGTACTCTCTTCCCCCTTTTCCCATGGGGTTTACGGTGCTTCCGACCATAGCCTTTCCGACCACCTTCCGACCCACTATCAAACAGGTCCTCTGAATCCTCCAAGCCTCTCTTATATCTGTGGGTTTTTCCCATTTCCCTGCCTCATCTAAATACAATAAGTGCAGCTTCTCCCCGTCGTAGGCGTTGTTAGTCGTATTCTTCCAGTTAATCACTGTATTCAAGGCGTCCCCAACTGTGGCCGTCTTGTTGTTCTTCGTAATCTTTTTAGATGGCTCACGGAAAGCAAGCTCCATACGCGGGTTGGTGGTGCCGTCTTGGATGGGCTTAAAGAAGAAGGGGTACTTACGAAACATAGCGACCACCTTCTTCATAAAGATGTTCTCTTGTGCGTCTTTACCCGTCTTACTCTGTATCCCCAGGAGCTTGTCTTTTACCTGGGTAGCCTCGTCAACGATGACAGAAGAACATATGTTAGTGTATCCTGATCTACGGCACTTAGTATATAGCTGTCCAATACAACGAGGGTCTGCCTCACACGCAGCCAAATGTAAGAATATATCTCTTTGAAATTCAAGGTAGTACGGCGCCCCCACGTCGAGCACTGACCACTGCAGCATCATATAGTGCCGACCAGTGATGTATGTAGCATCACCTCGATTATAAAACCAAACCCCTTCACGCCTACGCCGAAACTCTTCTTCGATATATGGACGAAACTTTTCTCTAAATTCCCTCGGCATTTCCGCCCACTCATCCATAGAGCGTATACGCGATATCTCTTTTGGTAGATCAGTTCTCCTCCATCGCTGATCCTCAACGGCAAGATCGTGGAAGAGGATGTCTCTGACTTTAGGGGCCTTGGGAAGGACAATGAGAACCCCACCGATTTCGATGTGGTCGCCCAGCGTACCGTTGGGGCAAATGCCCACAGCTTTTTCTTCATAGCCTTTTACTTCTGTCAGCATAACAAAACTCAGAACTCATCTGGGTGGCCTATGTCACACGCCCTACCAAAATCTAAATCAATGTACAGCGGGGTCTTCTCCCCAACATAAGCACCGATAACATTAAACTCTAAATACTCTCGAGCGTCTTCTGGAGTCATACCCTCCTTCTTAAAGAGGTGCTCGATCATTCTGTTGATGTCGTAAACTGCAACTGGGTTTGGCCCCTCCGTGATGCCAATAAGGGCCGAGTCAAACCCGTCAGCCAAAAGGCATTCGTTGTCCTCTAAAGCGATCATGAGGGCGTCGTGCGGGAGAGTGTCTTCTACTTTCATTTCGAGAATTTTTCGGCAAACCCCCCAGTGTAATCCTTACCCTCGGAGACGTGCCCACCCAATGTAAGATCTTTCATCATCTGCTCTAGCTTCTGTCTTTCAACAAGCAACTCTTTACAATCTATCGCTGTCTGCTTAATGGACTGTAGTTCAGCTTTTCTAGCACTACCATTGATCTCAGAGTCTACAGGTTTTTTGATCTCCTCAATCATGTTATCTATAGCCACCTCCATGCTCTTCATCAGACGCTTGGCAGCATCCAAAGTCGTAAACTTCTTAGAGGACATACAGCAAGTCTTCTGTCCTGGTACGGAAAAAGTCCTTTCCAAAGGCTTGGAACGTGTAGTCCATATTTTTTTTGAACCCAACAGTATCTCCCACCTCAACGCCTAGACGCTCAAGATCCTGACTTGGAGACGAAACAATACCAGTAGTCCTGGGTTTCTTTTCAAACTCAACCACATCGAACATAGACTCCTCAACCCCCTCCTCAAAGGTGGGCTCTAATATGCTCCATCCATCTAAGGGCAGGATGTCCTTAGTCCCTTGTGGGGTGTAAGCATAAGCATGACTGTTGATCGCTACATCTGGATCGAAGCTCACCACGTAGTGGTCCTTGTAGTCAGCAAAGGGCATACCCCCATTGATTACTACTAAGTGGTGGAAGTACAGGGTGTCCCCTGGTTTTACAGGGGTGTCAAATTTCAAGGGGGTGTGGACCACCTCCCCTTCATGTATCCTGTGCTCAAACTCGTTAAACTTGGTCTCCAAGAAGATCTCTTGATCCCCCATCTTGATTTCGTCGTTGAGTCGCTTGGGCAACCTCACGACGAAGTAATAAAGAAGATTCATGGTCAAAAGTTACAGTCAAACTCTACTATACAGGGCATGTCTTCAACCGCCTTCCATAGCGCTTGAGTGCCGTCTGTCTCCTGATAAACCAGGTATCTCATCTTACCATACCGATCAAGATGCTCATCATCAGGTACGATCGCACAAACTTCTCCAGAGCCAGCTCGCATACCTACATAATATGCCATGGCGTTTTTCGGGTCTCGCCCTATAATAATTTTTCTTACAAGTCCATTCATCAGTTTAAAGATGGGTCAATACCACCCAAACTGTCAAGTAAATCTTTATACCAATTTTCAGACTCCCACTCTTCGTCTTCTGGACCAGGGAAGAAATAAGAGAATCTCAAGAAGTCAAATGTCTCATCCAGAACATCTTCACTCTCCACATCCATACTAAACACAGCCTTTAAAACAGGCTCATCAAACTCGTCTGTAGAGATCATCCCAGTAAGCATGATGTTGACCACCTCACCCCTCATCTCATACTTATCGACTAGCATATCTACGATACGATGTACCTTTTGGATCTCAAGGAGAAATTGGTCCTGCTTAGATAATTCAGACATGAAGCGGTCTATAAATAAGATGTTTCGGGAAAGTTCCCGTCTACCTCAAAGATACTTAAATAACAACCACCTCAAGTCACTGAGGTCCAGCTTGCTGGAAACTCAAGACAAGTATGAATTATACCAAAAGGAAGTATTCTTCCTGCTCTGGGCATATGACCTAGAATTCTGGACCCTCAAGTATGCATCAAAAGAATACGGGATGCACAAGAAAAAACTAGGGGATAGGATAGTATACCCTCTGATGAAAGAAGGTTACATCCATAAGTACTTCGATAGACTAACCCCGTCTCAAACCAGAGAGGACCACCTCTTCAGGGAGGAGACTAAATACAACTACAGGGTTAGATACGCCTTAACTCAAAAGGGAAGGCTAATGGTACAGAGGTTCTACAGGAGCCTCAGCTCGTAGGGGTTTTTCTGCGGTCCTCGATGATCATGTTAATCATACTATCGAGCCAGCCGAAAATCTTGTTATCGGTCTCCGTTGGAGTCAGGTTCACAACAACCTTGGCGAAAGCGAGGAGTCCAATGACCAGCTCACCCCAGTTTTCAATGATAAAATCCAGCATAGTTATCTAGGTGTATCGAAATCAGAGTACAAGATAGTAACTTCTTCCTTTCGCTCAATAGCAGAAGCGATGTAAGGGTAAACTCGGAAGTATGCTCTGGTACTGTGTCCTATGAACCCACCCTTCTTGATCTGATTGTTTTCCTGTGTATCACCCACAAGCAAACACCCAGAAGTATTCTCATCAGTATTACCGCAATGAATGAGAATGTATTCAAAACCAGGTACATCACGGACCCACAACATGCCTTTGTGTATCGTCCTAAAGCGACTAGCATATCGATCATGAAACCCACCAATTCTTCTAAGAGTAACACTATACTCTCCAGCAGGTATTCTGGTTTCCCCAGCCACTTTTTCATCACGATGCTCGTCTTCTAGTGTGTAACACAGAAAGCGGCGAGTGTCGTCTGTTATGTCGAAGAGCGCTCCGTTTGTGGAGTCCATCTCTGAACTGAACCTTACTACCTCTAGCTTCACGCTTCCCTGATTTTATTTTGTCATACCTCTTCAGCCTGGGATTGAAGTAATGCTTGTTCGGCATTAATACGGACCGAGACCCAACATCATTCCAATGCGCTGCAGCGTGTTCAAGTCTACAGGGACAGGCTGACCACCAGGTCCGAGGGGGCCCTGAACGGTCTTAGGGGTTTTGGTGTATTCGCTGACACCGAGACCAAGAGCAGCAAGCAAAGCATTTCTGGCCAGCATACGGGCGCTTTCGTTACGGAAACCCTTATTTACCATGGCGTCCCTTGTGGTCTCTGGATTCTCCAAACGCTTTAAAAGAAACTCGGTATCGCTAGGGCGAGCGGGGAAGTACCCTGTTCTACGACCCTCACGATTTGCCATTCGGTTTTCTTTGCGCATGTCCTGTCGCAAAGCGGCTTCCATTCCTTTCTCTGCAAAGTATTGATCTGTCGCAAAGCGATCCCGACCCATGGCTCTGGGGGGCATAGTCATACGATCTTCATCAGGCTGCATGCCACCGTTACCATACTTCATTCCCTCCTCCGCCAGGAAGAACGGGACTTTCTTGCCGTCCTTCTCGACCATCTTGAGCTTGCCTCCCTCGTCGTACATCATGCCGCCGTCACCGTACATCATGCCGCCGTCACCATACATCATGCCACCACCCATGTACATCGGGGTCTTACCCCCACCCATGTACATATTTTTTCTTTTTAATCTCATTCTAATGCTGCAAAAACTTCTACCTGGCAAGAAGCGCTATTCGCTCTGGCCAATACGTTATCGATTGCGGTCAGATTGCCTGCCGCTGCGCTATTGTCTCCCGCCGCGTTGGCGTCAAGGCTACTGTTAAAAAGGACGTAGCTCTGGCCAGCCTCCAACTTCACCATGTACTCTTCAGTACCATCGTTCTGCACTGTGAGGGCAACAAAGTTTGTCCCGTCCAAATTAGTGATACGCAAGTACTTGACGTTGTCGCTGAAGAGTTTACCACCAGCTGAGTTCCCCTCTGTGGCATCCATCTCTAAGATCGTCTGCGTCCCTGAGGTCTTCACATCCATAATGCGGTGGAAGGTCTCAGTGATACTGGAGATGTCTTTTGTGATAACACTGCCACGGTCCTTACCGTTCAGGTTAAGCTTCTCAGCGATAGAAACTGATAGTGTTGACATATTACAAATATAAGATGATTAGCCAGAGCAGGATTCGCAGTCCTCTGGGGAGTCGATGTTGCAGGTGATCTCCCCTGACTCCAGTTTCTCTTCTGTCTCCTGAAGCTTCTTCTTGTCTAGGAACGTGGGGGTATCCCACTCTTCTTCTCTCATTTTTTGATCAGTTTGAATGGTGATTTCTTTATCACTTTGCCACCTCGTTGGTAAGCCTTGAATGTACCAGCACCGATGCGTTGGGCTGCGCTCAAATCCAACTCTAGCCATGTGTTACCCAGGTCGTCGGTATGCTCCTTGTACGTAATACCCATATCCTTGAGGACCTTAGGCAAATCCGCATACGCTTTTACCGTAAAGTGAATCTTATCAGCTGACCCCTGGCTCATACCGCCGTCTGGATTCATAGCATAGTGGTGCTTCACCCCAGATTTCTTCTGCTCCTCTAGAGTTTTCTCAAGGTCTGCAATCCTATCCATTTCACTTTGTACTCTACGACTTTCAGTACTATATTCTTCAAGGTCTTTTATCAATTCGTGATAGTTACGGCGATCGATTCCAAGCATATCCTTAGGCAAAGCATCACGTACATAACCTTTACTAGGCTGATCCTGACGCGTTAATCTAGGGTACTGCTTCTTGATCCAATCATCATAACCAAAGTCATGAGATATAGGGTCACTATATGAACTTGTAAGCTGAATGAAACGCGGTTCTAATGCTTTGATACCATACTTCTGACGAAGCTCTCGCAGCCCTTCCTCAGCTTCCTTATACAACCTCTCATATTCGGCTACTCTCGCTCGGGCACTGGCCAAATTATAAGCAGTTGTCATATAGAAGCCCTGAACCGATGCTGCGGTTTCTGGGGTTGGGACAAAAATCCTCGCGTCACTCCCACCCTGAGCGTATGTACCGATTAGGTCCGTCAAGTACTCGGTCAACATGAACTGAGTCTTGTTTTTCAGTAGGTTTTTTTGCTCAGGATTGTTTTTCGGGACTTTCGGACGTCTATCCCACTTTTCTAGTTGATCGATGTTTACCTCCTCATAGAGCGCCCTCAACTTGCTCTGCATGTTGTAGAACTCAGCCTCCTGATCAAATGAATCCTGAAGCCGAGCGTCAGTAAACGTGCCAGGGGGGTTCAAGTCGTTCATTTCCAGATACTGCTGCAGACGACTGGCATTTTGACCCTGCTCAGTAACATATTCTTGAAGGTCCAAAGATGCATTGCGCGTGGCCAGATTAGCCATTTTCCACTGATCCTCCAGAGGCGCCATGACCTGGTCTGGGAACATCGTAATATTTGTACCTAATACATCCCTGTACGTGACAGGGATATACCCATAGAATTGTACCTGACGAGCAAAATACATTTTATCCGAAAAACGGCCCCAATGATCGTTCATCAGCACTCTTGTGATTTCGCTTAGGTCTCCCGTGATGATTGATGAAACATCCTCGCCCCCTCTATACTTCTTAGTCACATACACGATCCCATCAGGCAGGTAAACAGTATAAATCCCCTCACGGCTTACCCTCAAGTCTTCTACCAACGGGTGGTTCTCTATCTCCGCTTCGGTGAAGTTTGTCCCCTGTACCGTCTTAGGCAGGTACGTAACAAAGCCCTTGTCTATGGCGTCACGTTTTTGCCGATCGACCATGTCTCGAAGATTCTGTCGAAGTTCATCTGCAGCAAACTCTCTGGTTTGCTTAGTACCCTGCTCTAGCAGTCGCCGCCCTGCATACCCACTGGATCCGAAATCATTAGTATCTCCGATCTTTCGGAGCAGGTTGTTGTGATACTCCACAACCCCATCCCAGTATTTAGGGTCGTATGCATGTGGCATATCCTCTACCATTTCAGGTATGTTATCGATCCTGCCGTGCTGTCGAAACTTGCTGTAGGGATCCGTGGTGGCCCACAAGGCACTGTTCAACGGATTGGGATCACCAAAAACAGCTTCCGCATCCAGGCCAGTAGATAGGTTGAGGAATTTCATTTTCCCATCTAGCTCTGGTCTAGCCGATGCGTGAATGGCCCTGGGTTCAATATACTGCAGATTTTCTGGTAGCTTGTTTTTCTGCAGGGCGTTAGACTGTATCTCAACAATGTAGTGCCTCTTGGCCCCCCCATCTTTTGGTGTGACCAAGATTTCTCTCACATGACCCATGTGTCCCTCTTGACTTTCATACAGGTATCCCGTAGCATAGCTTGGTGCTAACGTAGGATTTTCTGCCGCTACACCGTAGATCTGGATCTGGAAGGGGTTGCCTGCGGGGTCAAAGAAATTGTTTCGGACGTCTACTCCATCAACAGGTACTGTCTTATACCCCAGGTTTTTCATCCCGTAACCAGAGTACTTGAAGTTCAAGTAATTATCGGCTTGATCGATTCCAAGTTGTCCATCCTCGAAGAGACGACGACCATCTTCATCTAGAAAATCTTCAGGGTCAAAGAATTGACCCGTAGTTCTGTTGTCCGTGTAGTACGCGGCGATATATCCCCTGAGCTGACTTGGGTCGATATAGCCCTCTTGAGGTAACATATCATGCTCAGTGAGATTGTCAACGAGGTCTAAAATCAACGCCCTGTCTTTTTCTTTTACCCCTTTTGCATTGAGCTGCTCTTTGAGGGATTCGATTTCCAAAAGTCCAGTGCCTTTCTGCTTACGAACCTTGTTCAAGAACTTATCTCCTATCAGAAGGGGGATCTGCTGGATATTTTTTGCCAGCGCTTTATTTGATCCCACAAATGGATTGACCGACCAAGGGTTGTACGACCCCATCTCGCCTAGGGTATTACCCTGTTTTGTTTGCCGCCAGGTTCTCGTGTCCTCCAGAAGAGTAAAGCTTGAAGGTTCTAGACTACCAGCACTTCTGTTTTGAAAGAGAGTATAGCCTGGAGCAGAATCACGATCGGGATTGACATACCCCCTGGCCAACAAAGCATTGCGAATGATTTGATAGCCAGGTTTGTTATCATCATACGAAGCATGCCGCCCCGTGATCGCAGATTGGGCCAGGCGGGGCAGGTCTTCAAACTTTGTTTTTGGGTCAGATATTAAGCGTGTCAAGGCTGCTAGACCTGATGCATCATCCCTACGGAAAGTCTGTTCTGCCAGGGGGGAAATTCTTGCTGCTGGAGTTTGCGACCCTGGGAGAGCTAGTGTTCTTGCAAACTCTGCTTCTGTAGCTGCCTCTTCCATTGCGCTGAACATACCAGATTGTGACGGGGCGCCCTGAGGGCGACCAGTACCAGGGACAATCTCAGGTTTACGCGGGAAGATCTGCCTGAACTTCTCTGTCACCTTATCCTTCAGCCCCTGCATGGCAAAACGCTCTGCAATAGTAACAGGCTGTGGGGCTTTGCCTCTACCAAACGTAGCGAGAGCACCAGCCAGGTTCAGCGCCCCCTCAGGATCCTGTGGGTTGTAATCCTCTAGGTTATTGACAATATGGTTAAGCATTGCTGGGGTCCCCATCGGGGTCAGGTACAAGAAAGGCTCAATGAGCTCATACGCCCTGTTCTGTGCATCCACTACCCCTTGGGTCATATCCAGGTACTTATCGACCCCCTCACTACCAAGTTCCTTGTAGATCGCCGCCAGGTCCCCTTCGGTTTTGGCCAGGCGCTCAGGCAGCATGCGGTTTACAGTGGTCTCTGTCCCCTCTGTCACCACTTCAGCAGCAGGGAGATTGACTTGAGCTACTGGGATATCGAAGGCATCAGAAGTAGGGACTTGCATGCGCCTATTAGGGTCAAAACCCTCGAGGTAACTCAATAGGTCTTTTACCCCAGGCTCCTTACCCCCCTCTTGATACTTCTTTACTTTTTTTTTCTTGAGGTAGGCACCAGGGGCCTTTTTCTTTCTGTTCTTCATCTCTTGATGATCTTGTAGGGGATCTTACCGCCCTTCTCGTTCAGCAGTGGTGCGTTTCTAGAATTGAATTCAAGCTGGTATGGGGCCACACCAAGACGTTGCCTGCGCAAGATGCTCTCCAGGTTCTTGATGATCTCCTCGCTTGGAAGTTTACCTGCATTCTTCTCTTGGTATTTCATGACCTGCATAAGCAGATCTGTATCCAAATCATCAGCTCCTTTTTCGTCTAGAAATCTCAGGAACTGACGCTGCTCCTCTGGGGAGATCGGGAGAGAGGGGTCTGGATTGCCTGCAAGCCTGCGCACATACTCGTCCAGCGGCATGCCCCCTCGACGTGATGCTGCCAAAGACAGAACGTCTTCAGGGATCCCAGTGAAATTCCTGTATTCACCAAGAAGCATCTCTTGTGCGTCCTCTCCACGTCTGGTTGCCTCAATCATTTCCATAAAGTCGGCATCGCTCATCTCATCTAGCTGCTCTTTCAGCATGGGATAGTCAGGCTGCATGGATGCCCGTTCATAGATCATCTGCTTCCGCTGGGCCAACGGGATGCTTTCATCTAGGATTCGACTGTCAGAGACGAGATCCGCTGGCATATTATTGTACGCGGTAAGAGGCTTTGCGGTACGCGCTCTGTTCAACCTAGTCTGGCTGTCGTTTGTCTCATCGATAAACCTCGACACAGTCTGCCTGCCCTTTTGCATCTCCTGCTCACGCAATCCGCGCTGAAACGGAGTGAGGCGCGTCATATAGTTCTTGAGCACGTCGTTAATTGCCTGAGTTCGCTTTCGGTCAGGCAGCGCAGCTCGCAATTTCTGATAAGCGTCAACACCATACTTGCCCATAGCCCCAGGGAGGAGCATCAACAGGGCACCAAGGCCAGCTGCGTCGTAGTCACCTGCGGCAGCGTCCCGTCCGATGTACCCAATCTCCATCGCATCCCCCAAACCAGGTACGAATCCAGCGGCAACCTCCCCCATCTGCTCTTTCATCTGGTCTCTACCCCCACCAGGGCGAGAGTATTCGCGGAATCTCTGTTCTTCTGGGGTGTAGAAGACCTGATCCCCACCGATCGGGCGCTCAGGAGGGGGTGGGGTGAAGTCCTGCAGCCCATAAGGCATAGGAATTGCGTTGGGACCGTCAACACGGCGGCGTCTGTTGGCCTCGATGTCTAAATCTCGCGGTACAGTGGCCAGTGTATTGGGCCTCAAGTCGGATTCCAACCCCTCGAGGAGCTCCTTGACGTTGGCAGGGTACCCGCCGTTTTGCATCTTCCTGAGTCTCATAGAAGTAAAGATACAATAAGCTGTAATACGGGGGTGGGACTTAAAGTATCACTTTAACTAGACGGGAGTACAAGGCACAGCCTCCCCTAATTCACCAAAATAATTGACCCAGTAGACTTATTTATATATTCTAAACTCGATTTGTTTGTCTAACAGGAGTCTTGGCAAAGTTACACCAAAAAATCTACAATGTCAAGACCTGTAAATAGACCAACTACCAGGGTTTGGGGAAAGAATTAGAGACGAGGAGAAAAAGAGACAGCTGAAATTCGTCTATATTGTCCACGATCAAAAATCGGGGTGAGAAATATTTACCATGGGGATTATATAATACAATAGCGCCTTGCATTGCGATGCCGAATCGACTTGACTTTGCCTGACTTTGTGTTACTATTTGTATTTCTGCAATTTTTCAGCGTTTTTTCCAATACTAACACGATCCCAAGTCCTTGATTCTCAGTGAGTTACGCTGCTGTGTCACCCTCTTTTGTGTTGCTAATCATTCAGCAGGACAAAGGGAAAGCGGTACAATCCCCTCC